GGTCAGCACCGCCTCAGCCGCGCGAGCGAGCCGGAGCGACGCCTGCACCTGGTCTCCGAGCGGGCCGAGTCGGCAGTTGCCGCGCGAGAGCTCGTCGATGTGGCGGGCATCCTCGGCGAGACCGATGGCGTGCAGTCCGTCCCGGGCCTGCGCCGCCCAGTAGCGGAGCGGGTAGCCGCGGCGGTTCACGGGCAGTCCTCCTCGTCGGAGTCGTGGTCGCCGATGCGATCCATCGGGTCGAGCTCCATGCAGTTGGGGCAGCCGTCGCAGTCCAGTTCGCCGCCACAGGCGCAGACGCACAGTTCGCCGCCACAGGCGCAGACGCACAGGTCACCGCCACAGCCGCGGCAGTGGAGCGTCCCGAGCCCGTTGCACTCGTCGTCGAACTCGCACATGCAGTCCATCAGACCCCCTCCTCGAGCACGCGGCGCTCGACGTCGGCGAGGCTCGTGTCCCACTCGCGGTAGACGGCATCCACCGTGCGGTGCGCCGCCAGGTCAGCCGTCGCGTGCAGGTGCGCGCTCTCCTCATCTGTCTTAGCGCGCAGAGCATCGACTCGCGCGACGCGCGACGCCATGGCATGGCCGAGGGGTGTCACGAGGCACCCCCAAACACCAACCGCATGTCCGCGTCGGTGATCTCGTCCACCCACGGGTCGCCGAGGATTCCAGGCTCGTGGTGGTGGTGCGGTCCCTCCACCGGAGAGAGAGCATGCCCGAGCTCGTGCGTGAGCACGGGGATGAGTTGCCTCACCGGCAGGTCCGGCGTCAGCAGGATCAGCGCCGGCTCTCCATCGTGGCTCCAGTAGACGAGCTGTCCGTAGTAGCCGCCGACGTCGCCCCACTGCACGACGATCGTCGGCTCGTGGCAGAGCAGCTCGAATGGCACGTCGGACCGCTCATGCCAGCGGGCCGCCGCGATGCCGGTCTCGTACCGGATGGCCATCGGCGCGCAGATGCGGGCGCCCTGCGCGCGGTCGACGTGGACGACGCCGTAGTCCGGTGCCGCGTAGGGCGCGAGCGAAGCGTCGTCGGACTGGACGGCAGTGGCGGGCGCCGGAGCGCTGCAGCTGACGGCGAGGAGGAGGAGGTAGCGCATCAGGCCGACCTCCGTCCCGCCCTCGTGCCAGCAGTCACGACCGCGACTGGCTTCGGCGCGCCGTAGCGCTCCGCGAGGTACCGGCACCGCTCCGCCGCCGTCTCGGCCTGCCGGATCGCGGCCCGGGCGTTGTCGCGGGCGTGCACCGCGTAGCCGGTGTCTGCCGGCGGTAGCTCGACCTGGGTGGCGCGGTGGATCACAGCCGCCCCCCATTCGTCGCGATCGCCGCATCAATCTCGTCCTGCGCCGCACGCGAACCGCTGCGGTAGTTGCGGGGCTCGCTCTGCGCGGCCCGAGCCTCGTACGTCGCGATCACCGCCTGGCGCGAGCTCTTCGGCGGGCGGGTGCCGGCCGCGTCAGCGACCTGCTGCCACTCCGCGTCGCCCCACTCACGAAGCCGGGAGGCGATCGCACGCGCGTGGCGGAAGGGGGCGCCTGCGCCGAAGGTGGCGATCCAGTCCGCGTCGATGGCGGCGACGAGCTTGGCGGCCTTGCGGTCCCGGGCGCGCTCGCGGAACTGGTTGGGGGGGGCTGTCACGCTGCCTCCCGAGCGACGATCGTATCTAGCTGAGCGGCCTCGCCGGCATCAGCGTGCCGCACGAACAGCTCGAGTCCGTCCACGACCGTGTAGAGCTCCCAGCGGCCCCGGTACCGGACAGCAGCGAACCCGCCGTCATGGATCTGTGCGGTGAGCAGGGTGTGGTTGCAGCGACGGACGCGGGCAGCGCGACTGCCGGGCGAATCCCCTACCCGTGCTTTCTCAGCAGATTTCGGAGTTTTCCCACAACTTGGGGCGTTGGGGTGTCGAAGCGGGTTCGGTGAGCTGGTGTGCATGGGGTCCCTCCGTGGTGGCAGGGACCAGAATAGCCCGTTTGCCAATATTGGCAAGTGGGCAATACCATGAAATCGACCGGTGCTGGCAATTGGGCCATGGGGACAGGAGGAACATGCGGACGCTCGCTGTCATTTCCCGGGTAGGGGACTCGTGCCGTGCGGTCGTGTACGTCGGTCGCCAAGAGGTGGCACACGAGGAGGGCTCAGTCGAATGGGTGCTGAGTTGCCTTCAGCAGGTGGGCCTAGCTGGCGCTTTTCCGACGCTTGTCCCGGGCGTCGTCGGGGGCTCGCCGGATCGCGGGCGTTGGGCCGGTCCCTAGCATGAGCCACTCTGGTGGCACACCAAGTGCGCCCGAGAGCTTGATGTAAGAGGTGATGGTTGTGCCGCGCAGCTTGTTCTGCAGCTTGCTGATCGTTGTGGGGTCGACCCCAGAACGCCGGGCGAGCCCTGCCCCAGTCCATTTCCCTTCGCCTATCGCGTAAGCCAGGCGCCGAGCGATCGCTGCCAGCACGTCATCGCTCTCACGATCAGCAGCCATGGGTCTGGAGGTAATTGCCGCGTCGCCAAAAGTCGATGCCCGGCGACGTTGCCCACTTGCCAATATTGGCGATATGGCTAGACTGCGTAGGCGTGACAACGAAACGTGAATCAAGAGGCTCTAGGGAGTTTGCTGCGACGATGCCTAACCATGGTGATGGCAAAGCCATGGCGGAGCGCCTTGGGGCACCGCAGGACAGCGTTAGTCGGTGGGCCTCAGGCGCGCGCAAGCCTCCTCCGGAGGTTCGTGCGCTGATCCAAGACAAGCTTGGGATCAGCTGGCGAGCCTGGGACGAGCCGCCCCCACCCACCTCCGCAGAGCGCCCCCCGGCTGAGCAACACCCCGAGGGAGACGCGGCGTGAGCGCGGATGTCGTTCAGATGCGGCCGGGCGCCCCGCGAAAGCTGAAGACGCCGTACGCGCATCTCGTGCCGCCGCTCTCGAGCGACGAGCGGGCCTCCCTCGAGGCCAGCCTGCGCGACGACGGGCAGCAGGCACCGGTGTTGATCGATGAAGGCGGCAACATCCTCGACGGACACAACCGGTACGACATTCTCGGTGACGGCGTCGCGTGTCGTGTCATCGGCGGCAAGACCGAGCCGGAGAAGCGCGCGATGGTTCTGCGGAGCGCGACCGGACGACGCAACATGTCGGAGGCCCAGAAGGCGGAGGCGCTGGAGCTCAAGCGAGCGATCGCGTTCGAGCTGCGGGCAGAGGACCCGAGGAAGAACACGCAGCAGCGGATTGCGGATCAGCTGGGGGTCAAACAGCCGACGGTGTCCAAGTGGTTCAGCAGCAATATACCGAGTTATAATGATGCTAAGCCAGACGCCCGCGTAAAGCTCTCGCCCGAACAGAAGCGAAAGGCGGTTCAGTTGGTGGAGGACGGCGCGACCCAGGCGAAAGCCGCGGAAGCGACTGGTATGTCTCAGCGCTCGGTATCCGAAGCGGTGGCCGCGGCGAAGGCGGAAGGGCCAGTCGAATACACGATTCTTGACGGTCAGCATCGGCTTCCTGCTGCTCCAGAGGAGAAGCGAAAACGAAAGCCGCGCGTAGACCACGAGGCACGCGCTGCCGATGTCCGTGCGCTGCACGAGGCTGGGCTCGGCACGACCGAGATATCCCAGCGCCTCGGCCTGCAGTCTTCGACCGTATCGAAGCTGAAGTCGGACATAGGGATCGCCGCGAACGCGCCAAAGGTGAAGGCATGGTCGGAGGCGGAGCATATCGCCGCTGGTCTCGAGGGGGCGACGCTTATGGTCGAACAGCTCGCCGATCTGGTTCGCGAGAACGGTGTTTCAGCAAGCAAGAAGGAAGTCAGCAGATGCGTCCACAGTCTATCGCAAAGCTTGTCAAGGATTCGGCGTCTTCGCGACGCTCTGAAGCAGTCGCTGAAATAAGGCCGCTCCGAGACGGCCAACCTGAGATCTTGATGCTCAAACCAAGCGAGGTGCTGGTTGATCACCATGTTCAACAGGCCTTTCGGCCAAAGCATGCCGCTGACATCGCTTCGGAATACCAGCCAGCGCTGTTCGGCGTCGGCTCCGTTTCGGCTCGCGCTGATGGGTACTACGTGATGGACTCTCAGCACCGCTGCGCTGCCGCCATCATCGCTGGCATGGGCGACATCCCTGTCCCGTTCAAGGTTTGGCGGGACCTGACGCTCGAACAGGAAGCTCAGATGTTCCTCGACCTCAACGGGAAGAAGAAGAACCCGAGCGCGGTCGAGACGTTTCGGATCAGTTTCGCCGCGGGGAATCCGGCGACCGTCGACATCGTTTCTATCCTTGAAGGCTTCGGGCTCACGTTCGGGTTTCGTCACTCGAACGGCAGCGTGTCTGCGGTCAAGGCCCTGGTGCAGATCCACAGCGGCTGCGTCCGCGGTGTCAGCGGCCTGCCTCGATTCCCTCACCCGGGCAGGGTTCTGTTGATCAGGACCCTGAGGAATCTCGTTGGCTCCTGGGGCAGAGACCGCAACGCTTTCGACGGGCTGATGCTCCGAAGCATGGCCGCGTTCATCGTGAAGTATGGCGACGGCTTCGACGAAAAGAAGCTTCAGAGGAAGCTCGGCAAGAACTCCGACCCTGTCAGGGCTACCGGACAGATCAAGTCGATAAAGAACTTCGCCAAGACGACGGACGTCGCGGCGGGCGTGGAGTTTCTGAAGTCGATCTACAACCATGGCGTAACCGAGGCGAGTAAACTGAAGTGAGCATCGCTCCCGAAATCGCCGACCTCCGCGACCGCATCGCCACCCTTAGGGGTCCATCCGTAGCCAAGTGCCAAGCATCGCTGCGGTCCTCTCGCAAGGCCCGTGCCGGCCTGGCACTGGTGCACGCGCTGTCAGTGCTCCGGTGGAGCCGCCGCGAGGCTGCGCGGCACGTGGGCGTCGATGAGCGCGTCGTGCGCGACTGGATCGAGGGCAGCCGGCAACCCGCGTGGATCCCGCTGGCGCTGCCTCGGGACGGCTATCTCGCATACCTCGACTCACTGCTCGGCGACGTGCCGCCGGAGTCGCGAACGGGGACAGAGGCCTGACCCGTGGCTGCGTCGACTACTGCACACACGTCATTGACCCGCGGCTGGGCCCGCAGGGTGGCCCGCGAGCAATCGGTGCGGGCGACGCAGGGATCACACAGTGACGCATGCACCCCTGAACGGACGAGGTGACCCGGATGAGCGACGAACCGGAAGTCTTCAAGCAGTGGGCGATCGTGGAGATCATGGGCCACCGGACGCTAGCGGGCCTGGTGAGCGAGGCGACGATCGCCGGCGCCGGGTTCCTGCGCGTCGACGTGCCTCGACAGGACGGGGCGACGGTGACGAAGTTTATCCGCCCGACGTCGGTATTCGAAATGCATCCGTGCACCGAGGAAGTCGCGACGGCGCGGGCTCACAGGCTGTTCGGGATCGATCCGGTCAAGCCGGCGGACTGGTCTCCGCAGCTCCCCGAGCGGACTGGGTCCGACGACGATGAGATCGAGGACGACCAGGGGGAGCTCGCCTTCTGATGGTCCGTCTCGTCATCCGCTACTGCCGCGACCTCGCGCTGATCGGCGCGGGGTGGGCGGTTGGGAGGTGCTTCCGTGCGTGAGCGTCCGATCCTGTTCTCGGGCGAGATGGTCCGCGCCATCCTCGCTGGGAAAAAGACGCAGACACGGCGGCTCGTCAATCCGCAACCGGTTCGGACGTTGCCGAACACGAAAGCGGTCGGCCGTCTCGACTTACACCGCCCATCGGGCTGGAAGTGGCGCGACCGAGTCTTCGCTGTCGAATGGTCCGACTTCGCAGAATCGATAAAGCGCTATTGCCCGTACGGAGTTGCGGGGGACAGGCTCTGGGTACGCGAGTGCTGGCGTCCAGAGGAGCTGACAGATGGCACCGATGGCATCGGGTTTCGCGCGGACAACTCGTTTGCTCCGATTGCGAATACAGCTGAAGCCGCAGAGCGGTGGGTAGCCGCTGCGAAGAACGACCACTCGATCCGCTGGCGCCCATCAATCCACATGCCTCGGTGGGCCTCCCGCATCAACCTCGACGTGACCGGCGTGCGCCTCGAGCGGCTGCAGGACATCACCACCGAAGACATCGCAGCCGAAGGCATGCCGATAGATTACTCCGTGGTCGAGCTTCCGTACGTGCTCGAGCACGAGCAGCGGGAAGCATTCCGCGAGTTGTGGGACGGGCTGAATGCGAAGCGCTGCTCGTGGGAGAGCAATCCGTTCGTTTGGGCGGTTTCGTTCCGGCGTGTCGTCTGCGAGATACAGCCAAAGGCGCTCGCGATGGAGAACGTGCCCGGCATGCTGTCCATGACGACGCCTGAGGGGGCGAGCGTCGTGGACGAGCTGTGCGCGATTCTCGAGCGCGGCGACTTCGCCGAGTTCGAGGCGATGCGGCGATTGCTCACTGGTGGCGACGTGCGTTCGGTTCGGCGAGGTGCCACGTGCACGCGAAAGAAGCGAAAGAAGCGAGACAATCGGGGGCACAACGAGCCCGCGCCGCAGGGTGACCTATTCGCAAAGGGGGGTGCGTGACCGACGGCATCACCCTCCTCGCAATCCTCGCCGGCTGCCTGCTGGTCGGGTCCGTCGTGATCGCACTCGTCGATAGCCGCGCAGCGCAGATTCGCCAGCTGGCAGCGCGGGCTGACACTGAGCGCCGCGTCCGTGCCGCCAGGGAGCACCGGTGCCCGAGCTGCGGCGCCGGCGACGTCACTCAGTTTCGGTGCGGCTACTGCGCTATCCCGATCTGTGCGGGATGCGCGGTGGACGGCTGCCTGTGCCGCACGTGCGCCAGGGGGGCCGCATGAGCGGTGACCCGCGCGACTCGCGCCACCACATCACCGACGGTGTGTGGCTGCTACCGCTCAGCATCGCTGTGCGGGCGATCGGTCTGGGCAACAGCTGGTTAAACGAGCTGCGGCCAGCCGAAACGCTGAGGGTCGAGGTTGAGGTCAAAGAGCGCACCTCAGGTGAACCGCTTCGGATCATCTTCTGCAACGAGATACGACCGGAGAGCTACATCGACGTCCCGACGCAGATCCGCACGGCGCTCCTCAGGATGCTCGCCCACGAGCTCGACGAATGCCTTGTCGACGACGATGGGCGCCCGATCTTCGAGGCGCATACCGCGGAAGGCTTGAGCGTGCCGCCGGTGATCGGCGTGCTCAATACACCACGCATGCGCGAGCACGAGGACAACGCGCGTGCATCCATTGTACTCGACGCGGTCGACTCCTACCTGCGCCGCGATCCGATAGCTCCACGGTTTCTAAGCGATCTCGGCTGGGTGATTCGCGGGCGGATTGAGGAGGCAGGGCTTTGAGTCTCATCGACTGCGAGCGCCGGATGTGCGTGGCCTGTCTCGGGCGGATGTCGCTTGATTGCTTTTCGGGCGATTCGGAGCGTTGCCTCGACTGTGTTGCCGCTCCGGACACCTGCGCCGCGGAGGCGCAGATCGAGTTTCGGATTCGCGCCTGGGCATGGTTCCTGCCGCGGCCGGAGGAGGGGTGCTCGTGATGCACAGGACTGCCGACCGCGTCGATGGGGTCTGCCTCAATTGCTCATCGCATGTCGAACCGGGAAAGAACTACTGCCGGCACCACATCGAGTACTACCGCGCGCGATCCATCCGAAAGCATGGCAGCCGCGCCGTGACCGTACCGCGGCGGGAACTGGAGCGCCTGAATCGCCTGGAGCGCCTGAATCCCCCGGCGCCTGAAACAGGACCGAGGCGTCCGAAGGTTCGTCGAGACTGCCAGTACGGTCAACGCCCCTGTCCGTGGGTATCCTGCAAGCATCACCTGTATCTAGATGTCTCTTCGAACGGGTCGATCAAGTTCAACTTTCCCGACGTCGAAGTGCACGAGCTCGGCGTTACATGCGCGCTCGACGTTGCGGATCGCGGCGGAGCGAAGCTTGAGCAGGTAGCGGCGCTACTCAACGTGACGCGCGAGCGCGCTCGCCAGCTGCAGGAGATCGCGTGTTCGAAGATCATGCAGAGTAGGCACCTACCGGTGCTTCGGGAGCACTCACAGTGAACCGAGGGACCTGCACATCATGCGGCGCCCCGCTGCTCTGGGCCCGCACCGAGAACGGGCGACCTATCCCGCTCGACCCCGAGCCGCGCGACGACGGCAACGTCTACGTCGACGCGCATAGCGTCGCGCACGTGAGCCGCCGGGGGCCGACAGCCGGGCAGGTCGCCCTCGGCTTCGACTCGGGGCGGCGGTACGTCTCGCATTTCGTCACGTGTCCACAAGCCGAGGAGCACCGTAAGCGATGAGCGACCCTGTCAATCACCCGCCTCACTACAACGCACACCCGTCCGGGGTCGAGGCCATTGATGTGTGCGAGCACATCGGGTTCAACCTGGGCAACGCGGTGAAGTACCTGTGGCGCTCCGGCCAGAAGGGCGCGGAGCGCCAGGATCTCGAGAAGGCTCTTTGGTATCTGAGGCGAGAGACCGGGCGGCCGCAGAAAGGTTCAGGACACGAGAGCCTCAAGGCGTGGTTCGATGCCGGGCGCGCCGTTGCCCTGGTCGATCGCGGCCTTCTTGGCGACGTGCTCCGTGAGCTCTTCCTGTATCACCGCAGTGGCTGGGATGCGTCGGCGCTGCAGCGGATGATCGAGCGTGTCGAGCGTGAGGTGCAGTCGTGAGAATCGACGTCCTGGATCACGGTTACGTCGAGCTGGTCGAGTCTTGGGGCTCCGATGAGCGGATCATCGAGGCCGCCCGCATGTCGACGCAGAAGGGGTTCGAGGGTTGGGGGCCGAAGTATGCCTGCGGCTCTTGCGGCAAGACGGACGGTCGTTGTGACGACGAGCGTCATACCGAGAGCGAAACCGTGAAGGTGCCGGGCGACGAGAAGCTCCTCGCATTCCTGTACCGGAACAACCACGCGACCCCGTTCGAGATGGCCGGCCTTGTCATCGAGGTGCAAGCGCCGATCTTCGTCTTCCGGGAATGGCATCGGCACCGGACGCAGAGCTACAACGAGATGAGCGCTCGCTACGCTCCGCTACCGAATCTCAACTACGTGCCCACGATCGAGCGACTCCTGGCCGGCGGCGGGCATCTCACGAAGCAGGCTGGCACCGCGGCGGGAGCTCGAGAGCTGACAGTTAGGGCAGCCGATCGCTTTCGAGAAGCTCTCATTGTGGGCTACGACGCGCTTCAGACCGGATACGAAGCAGCGCTCGATGATGGGGTTCCAAAGGAGCTCGCACGAATCCTATTACCAGTGGGGCGATACTCACGGATGCGCGCGAGCGCGAACCTGCGCAACTGGCTGGCGTTCCTGACGCTGCGCATGGCTTCCAACGCGCAGTGGGAGATCCGTCAGTACGCTAGCGCTGTTGGTGAAATGGTCGCCGACCGGTTCCCGCGAACGTGGGATCTGTTCTGTCAACCTGACCGGGGCCGCGGCTGATGTTCGGAGCCGAGTACGCCATCCGACGCGGCATGGAGCCGGGCTGCGACAAGTGCCTCGAGGCCCCAACCAATGGGCAGTGCTGCCCGAAGCCGGTCCTCTACTACATGGACCCGAGATGGTCTGGCGCCGGTGTGGTGCAGCTCGCCAACTGGCCAACGAAGCGCTGCCCGTACTACTGCGAGGCGCACGGCGTCGCCGCGGAGAAGCCACTGAGCTGCCCGTGGTGTGAGCGCGGCACTCCCCCGCGGAAGATACCCCGCAAGCCTTCGCCCGCTCCCGGCACCTACCAGCCAATGGGCGAGACGGAGCGATGTCTCGCCCGCTACCGCGACGAGGACCCCGATGCCGCACCCGGTGACGGCGTCTACGGAGACGACTGCACCCCACCGATGACCGGCGGCACGCCCGCCACAACCGAGGAGAGAGACATGGCAGCCAAGAAGGCAAAGAAGAGCCCCACCCCCAGTCCCAAGACGCGAAGCGGCAAGAAGAAGGGCCGCTCGGAACCACCCGAGGAGAAGGAAGGGCCCGACCGCACCGGTCAGGTGCAGCGCGAACTCTCGGAGGAAGACATCACGAAGCGCGGTCGCGAGCTCGCGAAGCAAGAGCGGAAGCTGCAGAAGAAGGTCAAAGAGAAGACCCGCGCCAACAAGATCTTCAACGAGGAGATCCACACCCTCGAGGAGGTGATCGCCGAGCTCTCCGAGCAGGTCGACACTGGGTTCGAGTGGGTCGCGGCGCAAACCTCCATCCCGGGCACCCAGGCGGCGGAGTAGCGAATGGGCGCGGTCATCGAGACACCGCGTGTACTCGGGCTCGATCTCAGCCTAACCGCCACGGGCCTCGTGCTCATGGCGGGTGACTGGGACGGTAACTGGTCGAGCATTCACAGAGGCAAGCTCGAGCCGAAGATTCCGCGAGACGCCACGGAGAACGAGCGCATTGAGCGGATCGTCAAGATCTCCAACTCGGTGCTCGCGTTCGCGAAGGACCACCGCCCGACCCATCTCGTCGTCGAGCAGTACGCCATGCGGTCCGTCCCGGGGCGAAGTCACACGCACGCGATCGGCGAGCTCGGTGGACTGGTCAAGGCCGCACTGCGGCACGCCCTGGGTCTGTCGATCGTCGCCGTGGCGCCGGCGACGGCGCGCAAGCTCCTGCTTGGAAAGCTTCCACCGACGCGCGCGAAGAAAGGCGGGCCGAAGCCGCCGAAACAGAAGGACGTGGTCTTTCAAACGCTGCGGACCATGGGCATGCCTGACGACTGGAGCGCTGACCAGGCCGACGCCTTCGTCGTGGCGAACTGGCTGCTGAGCGGCCTCGGAGGCTACGCGCTCGCGCTGCCTCCTCCTCCCGAGGTGCCCAAGCGACGGAGGCGCGCGGCATGATGACCGTCAAGCGATACCTGCGGGCCCAGCGCGACGCCGAGGCGTACATCAAGCAGCGCAACGCAGAGATCCGGGTCGACGGTCGCACGGTTGGTCATGTCGAGGATGTTCGAATCACAGTGCTGCCTCCGCGCAGCGTGTTCGTTCCGTCCCTCGAGGAGATAGCTCGCCGACAGATCAAGCCCCAAGACCTGCCACCCGCCGTCAAGCGCGGCAAGCGGAGACGGAGGACGCGGTCATGACCGAAACGGACCGTTGGCACCGGGACCAGGCGCAGCGACAGATGCGACAGATGCGCCGGCTGCAGTGGCAAGCGAAGGCCATGGAGCGCGCGAGCGACATCACACCCCGCGCTGACGCGATACTGCGCGCCGTGTCGCTCCGGTTTGACGTCCCGGTGGACGACATCAAGGGGCGTGGGCGCTCCAAGACGGTCGCACTAGCCCGCCTCGCCGCGTATTGGCTGCTCTGGCATCGCGGGCTCTCCTACCCCGAGATAGGCCGCGCCGTGGGCAACAGGGATCACACCACGGCAATGTCCGGGGTTCGGCGCGTCAACGAGATGCGCGCCGTAAACGCTACCCTGGCCGCGCGGCTCGACGCGCTGCTCACGTCCCTCGAGGTGGGCCCTGGCGTCGCCAAAGCGGGAGCGCTGGTCGCAACCGACGACAAGGAGGCGCTCACCGGATGACTTGGGTCTTCCTGGACGACCACGCCAACGAGGACGAGCGGCGCATCGAGGCCGGCATCGCCGCCTCGGCTTGGCATGACTACGCGCACTGCTACTGCAGGCGGCGCCAGGAGGCCCGCGAGAAAGCGGGCGAGCCCGTGGACCGCTTCCCGGTCAAGGTGGCGCTGACGCTCTTCCCTGACCCGAAGGGGCGGGCGTACGCCAAAGCGCTCCTGCGGGTCGGGCTCTGGCGCCAGGAGGGCGACAGCTACGTACTCGTCGACTGGGCGGAGCGGTACGGGCAGAAGGGAACAGGGCCGCCATCACCAGCCGAACCCAGCCGGCTGGACCAGCCGAACCAGCCGACACCTAGCCAGCTGGGTGGCAAAGCACGAGCCAGCCGAGCCAGCCGCGGACCAGCCGGCAGGTTCCAGCCGAAGCACCAGCCGGCTGGTCCAGCCGAGCCAGCCCCGCGCGCGTCTGGATCCGGCTCCGGTACCGGCTCCGGATCTATTTTAGCCAGTAATCCTCTTCCTAAAGACCTGTCAGTTAGCGCGCGTAATGCAGCGACGGAGGAGGACGAGGACGCTGTTACGAGCCATTTGGTTTGCCCAAAGCCGAGCGAGATCGTCGCGTGGTTGGGCGAGCAATTCTTCTCTGGATGCGAGATGGCTGGTGCTCGTCGCGATGTCGCCGAGCAAGTGGTCACGCGCATTGCCGGCAAGCTCTGCGCCGAGCAGAAGCGATGGCCGGCGGAGCGGCTGACGAACTACCTGCGCGTCGCGGTGATGAACGACCGCGGCAAGACGCCTGCCCCGGGCTCGGAGCACGAGCAAGCCCTCGCCCGAACATCGAGAGACCCTAAGCACGACGCGCTCGCCGCCAAGATTGCGTCACTGCCGAAACGGTAACCCAATGGAAAGACCCGAGTATCCGCACCACATGCCCGACTATCAGCGGAAGAAGCTGGACGCTGTTCATGACCCGAAGTTGGTCTCGATGCTCATCGATCTTTGGTACTCGGCGCAGAAGTACGAGGCGCGCCTAGACGAGGGGCGCGACCGTTTCGAGCAACATCTCAAGCGGCAGCAGAAGAAGCACGAAGCCGCTGCCCGCAAGGGGCTGTTCGATCGCGCGTTCGCTGGAGAGATGGGCGACGACGCAAAACAGCTGGCGGAGCACTGTACGTCCACCGTGGTCAAAGGCACCGCGCTTTCCAAGCTGCATCTCGACTTCGAAGCGGCATGGGAGTCGCATCTCGAAGAGCGCAAACGGAAGCGTCAATCCGAACGCGAGAAGCGAGCGGCCGCAGCTGCGCAACCTGACTTGTACGAGGAGGCGGGCTAGACTCTATGCAAGCCCCCGTGTCATCACCAGCGCCAGCACGCACGCGGCGCAAGTACCAGCCGCGCAATACCGAGGTAGTGCCTCGGAAGAAGCTCTCCGCGCGCCGTCTCACGGTCCTGGCGAGCGAGCGCGACGCGCAGCAGGTGTTCTACTGGCGCCCCAAGACGCGAGAAGAATGCTCGAACGTCCCCCGCCCCTGCCCATACGTCGGATGCAAGCACCACCTGTACCTCGACGTCCGGCAGAACGGGAACATCCGCCTCAACTTCCCCGACATCGAGCCCGGCGACATGGAGGAGAGCTGCTCGCTCGACGTGGCAGACCAGGGGGCGCACTCGCTCGACGCCACAATGGGCTACCTGAACGTCACCCGTGAGCGGGTCCGACAGATCGAACGCGTGGGAATGGGCGACATGCTCGACGATCCCCGGGTGCTCGCTCACGCCCTCGAACTCGACGACGGCGAGGATGGCACCGAGGACGAGGAGGACTGATGCTTTGTTCGTCGAGAGTGCGCCACGGTCCCGACAAGGGCAAGGTTGCCACAGGCACGCATGCGGGTTACTTGCGTCATCTGAAAGCGGGCGAGCAGCCGTGCCCAAAGTGCAAGAGGGCTGGCGTAGCGTTCGTTCGCGATTGTCGGCGAAAGAGGGAGTTCTGGGGGCGCCGCACACAACGTGGCCGAGGATCATCGCTTAACAGTGAGCAGGTGCAGCGGGCCAAAGAACTGTATGGACATGGACTTGGGAAGCTAAGGATCGCCCGCTTGCTGCAGGTATCGAAGCCGACCGTCACCGCTGCCATTGAAGGCACCGGCGCATACGAGAACGGTCTGGTTCGGGTAGCTAGGTTGAGCGCGGAACAAGTGCTCGACATCCGAGTCGCTGCGGCCAGCGGACGCACATTGACCCAAGTCGCGACAGACTTCCACGTGGCAAGAAGCACGGTAAAGAAGGTGGTGCAGAAAAAGTGGCCCTACACGGAAGGGAGGCTGCTGTAGTGCTCTGCTCCAAGTCTGGATTGGTCCTCAACCGCGACGAGATCGCCGCGCTCCTCGCGTTCGCCGCGAAGGACGAGAACGACGATCGCTCGTGGGTTTCGGTGAACGTGGGGGACGGAAGGGCCCTCGTGTACGCCACCGACGGCGACCGTGCTGTCGAGGCTGACGGCATGGCGAAGGGCGACGTTGCCCTCGAGTGGTACCTCGGCCGGGCTCTCCTCGAGCGTGCCCACCGCAACGTCGAGCGCGCCCAGGTCGCCCGCTTCGCACCCCCAGGCAAGTCGCAAGAGCTCATCCGCATCGAGGACACCGGGAGGGTGTTGTGCACCATCAAGGACGGTCAGGGCAACGTGTGCACGCAGCTGCGATTCCCGGACATGGACGGGCGCATGACTCCGCCGCGCACCAAGAAGCACCGTGAAGTCGGCCGCGGCATCGTCACGCCCCGCATTCAGGTCATGAACGCGCCGAAGGATGCTCGGGTCGTGCTCACCGAGAAAGACTCCGCGATCGTGCGGGTGGTCTGCCGCGCGGCGGGAGTCGACCGCGTCGAGGTGTGCCCGCCGGCGCAGCCGTGGGAGCTCGCGACCGTACGGGCGTCCAGCGACGACGTCGACTCCACGATCTGGACGGCCAAGTTCAGGCCCGAGGTGCAGGGGTGAGGCGGAGACGGGCCCATGGCGCCTAAGAGAACCCAAGGGAGGACAACCAAGCCATCCCCCAAGAAGGGCCGCAAGAAGCCCCCGCCGCGCTCGAAGCCGGCGAACATAGAAGCCCACCGCAAACGCATAAAGTGCCTCGAGATGCGCATGCAGGGGCACACGTTCGAGCAGATTGCCAAGAAGGTCGGCTACGCCGACAAGGGAGCGGCGTACAAGGCGTGGCAGACCGGCATGGCCGAGGCGATTCGGGTGCCTGCATCGGAAGCCCTCGAGCTTGAGCTGCAGCGTCTCGACGCTCTCCTGCACGCGCTCTGGTCGGCCGCCTCGAAGGGCGACACGCAGGCCACTGACCGGGTCATCAAGATCATGGAGCGCCGCGCCAAGCTGCTCGGGCTCGACGTGCAGAAGACCATCCCCATCAACATCACGGGGTACGAGGGCTGGACCGACGAGGAGCTCGACCGGTTCTCGAGGACCGGGAAAAGGCCGGGGGACGAGTGAATGACCACCCGCGACGCGCTCGAAGCCCGCGTGCGAGCTCGCCTCGAGCTCGAGCGGCGTCGCTCCCTCAAGTCGCTACGGCAGAACCTCACGACCGAGTGGCTGCTCACGAGTAGTGAGGCCTTCAACATCGCCGAGGCAACGCCGGCGCAACTCGCAGCATGCCGGGTGCTCGACGGGCGCCCCCTCGAGGGGCTCGCGAAGCACGCCGATGTGCGTGAGCTGCTCGGTGGACCAGATGCCGTCAAGAACGTGCCGGGTCGTCCACCCCGAGAGGTGTGCTTCCTGGCCGCCATCCGAGGCGCCAAGACGATCATTTCGTGCGCCGCGGCGATCCGGATGTCGCAGACGGTCGACCTCGCCTCGCTCGGTCCGGGTGAGATCCCGCGCGTGTCGCTGGTCTCGCTCAAGCTCGACGTGACCGCCGTCCCGCTCAAGCTCATTCGCGACACCATGATGGAGTCGAGGCGCCTGCGCGCCCTCGTGCTCGACCACGCCTCGGACACGGTGCTCGTGCGCCACCCGAGCGGGCGCCCAGTCGAGATCAAGGTGGTGGCCGGTGCTCGCGCCGGCGGTGGCCTTGTCGCCCGCTGGTCCGCCGGCGCCGTCTTCGATGAGGCGCCACGCATGACGGGCCGCGAGGCGAGCGTGGTGAATCTCGAGGACGCACGCACGGCAGTGATCGGGCGTCTGTTGCCCGGCGCCCAGGCGCTCTATATCGGCTCACCATGGGCGCCGTATGGGCCGGTGTTCGACATGGTCGAGGAAGGGTTCGGGCACCCCACCGAGGGCATGGTCGTGATGCGCGGCACCGGGCCGATGCTCAACCCGAAGTGGTGGACGCCCGAGCGGTGCGACGAGCTCGCCGAGGTCGACCCCCTCGCCTACCAAACCGACGTGATGGGCGAGTTCGCGGATCCTGAGGCGGGCTTGCTCAACCCCGTGTCGCTCAAGGCCTGCACGCGAAAGGGCCCCGTGGAGCTCCCGTTCGAGTTCGGCGGGCGGTACGCCGCGGCCATCGACCCGAGCGACGGTGAGTCGCGCGGCAACCCCTGGACGCTGGTCGTCTTGCGGATCGTCGCCGAGCAGCGGGGCGGCAAGCTGCTACCGCGAGCGATCGTGGCCTACGCCAACGAGTGGAGAGGCACGCGGCCCGACAAGTGCCTCCAAGAGATCGCGGCGGTCTGCAAGAGCTACCAGCTCACCAGCGCGGCGACCGACCAGTACGCCTCGGCCAGCAACCGCGACCTCGCGCGCCGGCACGGGCTCGCCCTCGAAGTGGATCAATCGACCCAGGCCAAGAAGGTCGAGAGCTACACCAACCTGGCGACGTTCGTTCACACCGAGCGCATCGAGCTGCCGGCCCACAAGGTGCTCATACGCGACCTGCGCGCGGTGAAGAAGCGCGTCACCCAGGGCGGTTACGCGATCGTGCTGCCCAAGACTACGGACGGGAGACACTGCGACTTCGCCCCCGCCCTAGCGGGCGCACTCAAGCGAGGCCTCGGAGGGCTTCGAGGAGCTCCGGCCCGCAGCGGCCGCAAGACTTCGCATCTGGCGGAGTCGCCGTTTTAGGAGGAATGAATGTCGAGATTTCCGAGTTTTGGAGAATGCAAGCGTGAGGAAGTGGTCGAGCTCATGTGGAAGCTGAACCGAGGTCCGACGTTGCGCGCGGTCGTCCAGTGCGGCCAGTGGACGCGGCTACAGCTCGAGCCAGACAACCCAAACCTGCCTCCGCTGCAGTTACTGGTGTCCAGAGACTCGACGGAGTCGGACATCGTGAGGCTGATCGATGAGACCCGGCAGAGGCTGATCGATGAGACCCGGCAGCGCGTGCGGGTGCGAGCGAGAGAGGAGCCCGTCGCCACTCCCCCCGAGGACCTGAGACTTGAAACATGGCCGCCCGCACGCCCTGCCGTGCGCCTGCCTCCGAGCCAGGAGCTTGAGCGTATGTTCGATAGACTGGCCTACGTGGTGCGGTGGCACCGTGGGCGCTCGCGCCACATAGGCTACGTCTCCGCTGAGATCACGGGCAGCCGTGATCTCGCCCTGAAGCTCGACGCGGGGGTCACGACTCTTTCCGAAGTGGTCAGGGACCTGTCCCGGCATATCAGCGAGTGGCGCATCACTGCTGCACAGGGGACGGGGGTCAACGCTGTGCACTCGTCAGCCGGACCGCACCCCGATCCCTTCCAGGGCCAGCGCCTCACTCCGGACCGCGACGAGCTGCGCTCGCTCACGGGACTCGAGCCGGTGGAGTTCACCGAGGGCACCGTTTGGGCGGACCTGCCGGGCCAGGGCGCCCGGGGTCTAATCGTGGCCGTGCTGAACACACCGGACGGCGCCGTGCCGCTCGTGCTGGACCACCTCGCCGTCGAGTCTGAACCCGTCGAGCCCTCCCTCAGCGGTGGCCGCCGGCGCGCCCAGCAGATACGCTCGATCCTCATCCGGAAGGCGAAGGAGCTGAGGCGATGACCTCCAAGACTCCCGCCCTCATCGAGGTAGGCCGCGCCCAAGGCCGAGCGGAGGCCCTTGAGCACACAGCGAAGCAGCTGCGCGCCATTGCCGATCAGCTCGAGCGGTCCGCCGTATCCCACAGGCACGAGGCGACGCGCCTGAGCCGCGAGCTCCTGGTCGAAACCGCCCCCGGAGCCCGAGGCCGACGCGCCGGTGAAGCGCTCGTGCGCCGCGTGCGCCAGTTCTTCGGCGCACAGTAGCGTGCGCCATAGCGTCGCCGGGTGCACCGATACATCCCGCGGCGACGAACGCAGCTCGAGACGATCCAGCGCCGCGACACGCAGGCCCGCACCCTGACCGCACTCCCCCCGAAGCACCCGCAGGCGCTCGACCGGCAGGCGCTCGTGACGGTGCAGCACTCGCACCTGAAGCGCATCGAGAACTACCGGACCCACTACGGCCGGAGCCTCGACCTCAGCCGCATCGACTACACGATCCGGTCGGCGAACAACGGGTTCATGCGCCCCATGGCGGACCTCGGGCGCGAGTCGATCAGCCTCAGCGGCCACGCGAACTCGGTGCTGCAGAAGCGCCTCAACCGGGTGACCTCCCTCCCCTGGCGCACCGAACCGGCCAGCGGCGCCGGCGTCGATCGAGACAAGGCCCGCGACTACCAACGCGAGGTCGAGAGCCAGATGCGGGGGCTCAAGCGCTTTCGCTCGCGGCTCCGAGATCTGGCATGGGCCAGCTTCGACGGCCGCTCGGCGCTCGAGGTCGAGTGGCAGTTCGTCGGCGGCCCGTGGCCCTACCGGGCGGTGGACCTCCACTGGATGCATCCTCGGCGGCTCTCGTTCGGGCAACAGCGCGACTTGCGCATCGTTGATGCGGACCAGTGGGGTGGAGACTTCTCGGACACCGCCGGCTATCCCATCGAGCGCGGAGTCCCCTTCAAGTTCGTTGTGCGGAAGCCGCGTCTCTTCAGCGACTACCCTGAGCGCGAGGGGCTCTGCCCGCGGATCCTGTACTGGACTTTCTTCAGCCGGTTCGGCGTTCGCGAGCGGCTGATCCTGATGGAGCTGTTCGGCAAGCCCTGGCGCATCCTCGAGCAGGACCAGGAGAACCCAAACGACGAGGACCTCGAGGAGTCGTTCGACGCGCTGCAGGCGCTCGGAGCGACGAACACGGCGCGACTCGCTCGCGGGCTCAGAGCCACGGTGGTCTCGCCTGACGCAAAGGGCGAGGTGCACAAGGACACCATCGAGCACGCGGAGCTCACGATCTCCAAGCTCGTACTCGGCTCCACCAGCACCACCGACGCCCAGCCGGCGGGCCTCGGCTCGAACCAATCCGAGGTGCACAAGACCGAGGAGGACCTCATAATCGAGGGCGACGGCGCCGACTGCGCGGAGAGCATCGAGGACTACCTCGTCGACGCGATCATCGCCGTGAACCGCGGCCCGCACGAGCTCATCAACGCCCCCCGGTTTTTCATCGAGCCTGAGCAGCGCAAGGATCCAAAGGAAGAACTCGACACGATCGAGAAGGCGGCGAGTATCGGGCTCGCGGTCGGCGTCGATGACGCCCGAGAGCGCTCGGGCTTCCGCCCGCCGAACGAGGGAGAGGCGATCCTCGTGCAAGTGCACCCCGAGGCGCCCATGGGACAACCGGCTCCGGCTCCGAGAATCGCGGTCGTCTACCCGCCCGGCAAGGCTCCGCAGCCGGGAGAGCTCCGCCCCGAGCCCACCGCCGAGGTGAACCTGCCCGAAGGCACGCCAGCGCCACCAGGACCCGCACAGCAGTCCCTCCCGGGCATCGAGGAGCCCCCCTCGCAGATGCCCCCCACGGGCGATCCCGAGCCGAACACGCCCGAGGAGGCGCGGGACCTCGCCCGCAAGATGACCGAGCTCGGGATCGAGCGGTGCGAGCACGGCCGGCCCAACCGCTGCCCCATGTGCGGAGTGGAGCGATCGCGCGACGTGGAGCTCGACGAGGCCACCGGCGAGCCGAAGTGGGCGGTGGCCTGGAAGGCGATCGGCGACTCGCGGCAGATGCCGGCGGAGCCCCCGCCCGACATCGAGGAGCGAGCGGAGGTCGCCAGCGCGCTCAACAGCTCGAAGGCAGACAGCTGCGGGCATGGGCGCAAGCGCAAGTGCCGCGACTGCGGCGTCGTGAGGGCCAAGGCGGGCGCCCCGTGGCGGGCGATGGACGATGCCGGCCGCGTCGTGCTCTGACTGCGGCGGGCGGATCCTGCTCGCAGCCCAGCCCGACACGGTGTTCGGCTCCCCTGACGCCATCGTCGAGCGCGGGGTGCGCAAGGCAACCCGGGCTGTTCGCTCGTGGGTCGATGAGCTGCTCGAGGCAATCGAGGACCTCGACGATCCGGCGGCCATCAAGCGCGCGATAGACCGCGCGGCGAAGCGGTTCGACCGCGACGCGTTCGCCCAGGCCTTCGGCGACGCGAGCCTGCACGGGGGCATGCTCGGTGCCCTCGATGCGGACTACGAGGCCGAGGAGGACGACCTCGTCGCTCCGGCCCGGTTCGGTGCGTACGTGTCAGCACGCTATCACCCGATCCTGCTCGATACGCAGCCGAGGTTCACTCACCGGGGGATCGACGACGCTATCGCGAGCTTCGAGCGGCGCTCACCCGTCACGCGCGACGTGTTCGACGCGATGACCGACGAGGCCCGGACGCAGGCCTTCACGGTCGCCGGCGCCGCGAGCAAGCGCGTGGTCGACACCGTCAAGCGGGAGCTCGTGCGCCAGGTCGCGAAGGGGGCGGAGCTGCGGGACTTCCGCAAGGCGGTCAACGAGCGCCTCGAGTCCGCCGGGTGGACTCCGCGCAACCCGAGTCACGTCGAGACCGTGTTCAGGACTGGCGCCATGTCGGCCTACAACGGCGGGCGCTACCAGCAGCAAACCCAGCCCCAGGTGCTCGCGCTGCGGCCGCTGTGGCAGTGGATCTCGGTCGCCGACAGTCGGAGCCGCGTCACGCACAAGGGCGCCCATCGCAAGGTACTGCGAGCAGACGACCCTTGGTGGCGGCGAGCCTATCCGCCCAGTGGATTTAATTGCAGATGCCGCGTGCGGTCGCTGCGCATGCGAAAGGGGCTCACGATCGTACGCGGTGAGGACATGCCGACACCCCTGCCCGATCCGGGGTGGAGCGGCGGTGGCCGTAGGTCGTTCAGCGTACCGAGTCGTCCAGCCAGTTCAGTCGCTCAACAGCCAAGCCCTCCCGCACGCATCCCACCGCCGAGAAGACCGCGCAACCGCCCAGCTCCCAAGCGTCCCGCCCCAGGCCTGGCGCAGCAGATGGAGTCGGCGAAAGTGCGAGGGGCGCAGCAGCGGCTCCGAGGCGGCATCAATCAGACCCAGCTGGTCGAGCTGGAGACAGCCGACGGAAAGACGATCAGGGCAGTTTACAAGCCCGCCTCCGGCGAGACGGGCTTGGGTGACACGTGGGAGGAGGGAGGGTTCTACAAGCGCGAGGCAGCGGCCTATGACCTGGATCGCGCGCTGGGGGGAGCGACGGTTGTGCCGACGACCATCGCCGCGGACCTATCTGGCTCCGGCATGGGCGTCGGCAGCTTTCAGGAGTTCGCCAGCGACGCGAAGACGTTCCTGAAATCACCACTTGGCACCGTCGCCGAGGCCAAGACGGCCAACCGCACCACGGCGCTCGACTTCATTTCCGCCAACTGCGATCGCCACCTGGGTAATGCCATGATCCGGCCGGATGGGCGCTGCATTGCCATCGACAACGGGCTCGCTTTCCCGCTCCAGTTCCCGGAGGGGTTTCGGAGCGTTCCCGGCGCCGACCTGGTCGGGCTAGACAGCGACATCCTCAAGCGCGTGCGAGGTCTGAAGCTCAAGGATCTGAATCGCATCCTGGAGCGCCGGGGCATACCCAAGCCAGCTCGGCGGGCCGCCCTGGTACGGGCCCGTCACCTGCAGCAGACGGGTAGGCTCACTCGGGATGTCCTCGAGAAGGTGGAAGACCCTGACATCGCTCATACAATCGAGCTGTCGTTCAGCGCTCCGGGTGAGCTGATAGACTCGGCAGAGCTCCAAACCATCGACAAGCTGATCAAGTGACACTCACCATCTCATCGCAGAACCAGGACGGCTCGGATCGCCGCCTCGAGGCAACGCTCGAACTGAAGGGAGACAGGGTCTCCATCAAGTGGGAGCGGGGCTCCGGTCAGCTGCGCAGAATGCTCGAGCAGCGCGTCGTGCGTGATAGGCGTGGGTTGGTCGGTCCAGACGACGGCAAGCGCTTCTTCGAGGCCCTCCCGGCCTACTTCTCGCGTAGCTCCACGATCGTCGTCGAACAGTCCTGATATTCGCGAGGCACCGGCGGCGTCCGTAGCGTCGCCGGCCATGAGCGCTCAGCTACTCGCCCGCCTGCAGGCGGAAATCAAGGACCCAGGTGCCGACCTGGGCGACAACGCGAACGATATCCTCGTGAGCCAGGGCCGCTGGCGGCGCCTCCCTGCCGCGACCTTGACCGCGAACCGCGCGCCGGTCGTGCAGCCGACTGGCGCCAAGGCCGGCGACACCATCACGATCACTCGCGTGGACGCCGAGGCGTTCACCCTGACCCTCACCAACGGGGGGACTGGTAGCGGGACGATCGTCGTGCTCCCCGCCTCCCTCGTCGGCTTCGCCGAGGTTCAGTTCGACGGCACGGACTGGTTGCTCAAGCGCGCCGGGACGGTGGGCTGATGACTCCGAGCATCGGACGCATCGTCCACTACCAGAGCTACGGAACGCCCGGCGGCGAGTATCTGCCAGAACCGCGCGCCGCGATCATTACCGAGGTCGAGGGCGATAGCGAGGGCAGGGTCGGGCTCTGCGTGCTCAACCCCACCGGGCAGTTTTTCAATCGCCTGGTCCCCTACTCGCCCGAACCGAAGCCCGGCCATTGGAACTGGCCGCCGAGGGTCTAGGCCATGCTTCGCCCGTTCCTGCTTGCCGCGTCGATCCGCCTCGAGGAGGCCTCGGTCGGCGCCGAGGTGCCCGAGGTCAAGTGGATCCACGTGGCCACCGAGGGCGAGTATCGAGGCCACAAGTCCGGTCCCTTCGCGCTCAACGCGGATGTGTTCGCCACCATGGTCCGCAACTTCAAGGCGGATGCGCGCTTCAAGCTCGGCGACGACGGCCACGGCTCATCTCCCGTCGTGCCGTATGACTACGAGCACGCCAGCGAAATGGCTGCGTTCCTCGGGGCGATTCCCGAGAGCGGAACGCCTGCCCCAGCGTGGGCTCGCGACCTCGAGGTGCGCCAGAGTAGCGACGGCAAAGCGCAGCTCTGGGCGCTTACGAAGCTCGGAAAGAAGGTCCGTCAGCAGATCGCCGACGAGGAGTATCAGTACGTCTCGATCGCCTTCAACCCAAAGGCCATCGATGGGGTCTCCGGCAACGATATTGGCCCGAAGATCACCAGCATCGCGTTCACCAATCAGCCGTTCCTCACTGAGCTGACGCCCATTCCGATCGCCGCTGCCCGGATGGGGCTCAGGGGGCTCTCCCAGTTCTATGGCTACCCCGCCGGATCCACCGAGAAGGCGCTGGAGCAGACGCGCGAGCTGCTCGGCTTGCCGGCGACCGCCGACACGGCCGCCACAATGGCCGAGGTCGAGAAGGTGCTCGGCTGGGCGAGCGGAGCTGGCATCCCCCCGCAGGGTCTCGAGGTCGACGACCTCATCGCCGCCCTGCGTACGACCTTCGGTCTGCCCGTCACTTCGACCCTCGAAGAGCTAGGCGCGGAAATTCGCAAGGCTGCCGGGGGGCTGGCAGAGGGCGATCAGTCGACGCAGTCGAAAGCACCACCCGGAGAAGCCATGGGACTCAGTGACCTCGGAAAGAAACTGGCCGCAATCCTCACCAAAAGCCGCGTGACGCTTTCAGTCCGGATGCTGCAGGAGGATGCGGACGTCGAGAGCGCTGTGCAGGAGTTGGCATCCGCCGGCGGTGACCTGCAGAGCATCCTCGGTGCTCTGGGTGTGAAGGACGCCCCGGCCGCCCTCGAGAACGTGGCCCAACTGCGAGACGCGGCGAGCAAGCTTGACTCGGTCAAGGCGGAGCTCGACGCCGCCCTGGCGCAACAGACCAAGGTCGACGAGGCGCAGGCCGAGATGGACGTCAACGCCGCGCTGACCTCCAAGGGCTTCGACAAGTCGGCTTCCGTCGCGTTGTCCTCGCATCGCGCTGTGCTCATCCGGGAGGAGTCCGCGAAGGTGCCCGAGGGTGTGGCCGACCGGGGCAAGCTGCTCGCGAATGCCAGGGAAACCGGTCGCAAGGCGTTCCTCACGCACTACGGCGTGCCCGAGGCGAAGCACGCTCACCTGCTCACGCAGCTCGTTGCCGGCCCCGATGGCGCGCAGTTCACGCCACCGGCGGCTTCCGAGACGCGAACGCTCGCGCTCGGCAACGACGCGAACCGAGCCACCGGCGGCGGCAAGGTGGTCGACGTCAGCAAGCACGCGGGCCGCAACGACACCGAGCGGGCCGTGTCCTACCTCTGCAGCCAAAACCAGGGGCTCGGTCGCGACGACGCTTTCCGAGAGCTGCGCGCGCTCCGAGAGAGCGGCGTGGTGTTCACGAGCAACACGCAACTGTCCGCCTAGCGGCGGGGGAATCACCCAGGTCACCCAGGAGCGAAGGCAATGCCGAAACTGAGACAAGACACGCCCCATATCGTCCCTGGCCGCAACCGCAGCGGCGTCGCCGTACCCCCGCACCGGTTCATCAAGAACGACCCGGGCAACGGGCCTGACGCTGTCCAGCTGGCGGCAGCTGCGACGGATGTCATCCAGGGCGTCTCACTCGAGAACATCGCGGACGGGGCCAACGGCGACATCGCCAGGAGCCTGGGTACCGTGATCCTCGAGATCGGCGCCGCCGTGGCGGCCGAGGGGATCAAACTCACTTCCGACGGGACCGGTCGCGCAATCCCAGTCTCCGCCGATCTCCAGTGCGTCGGCGCCATCTCCGAAACGACCGGCGGAGTCGCCGGCGACCTCATCGAGGCAACCCTCGTCGCACCAGGCCAGCAACACGGAGCCTAGTCCAGAGAGCAGCATAGGGAGCAACGCACCATGAAACTTCGACGAATCGCACAGGCAGCCACCATGAGCGTGATGCTCGCGGCGGACCAGCCCGGCATCGGGCGCGCGGGCGAGACCATCACCCTGGCGCTGTCTCCCTCGGACGTCACGATCCAGGAGGAGCTGGACACCTATATCGCCGGGTTCTCTCCCTTCGGGCTGCGGGCCGACGAGGTGGCGCCCGTCTTCCTGGTTGACAAGGACACCGACAAGTTCCGGTTTTTCGGCCTGAACAACATGTTCAAGACCGTGAACGTCGAAGGGTCCCGGCGCAGCCGGGTGCGGCAGATCGACCCGGAGTCCACGCTGCTCGACTACACGGTGCTCGAGCGCCAGCTCGGCAGCTTGATCCCCAAGGTGACGGCGGCGCAGGCAAACTACGACCTCAAGCAGGCAAGCGGGCAGATCGTAGCGCGTGGCCTCGGTCTCGACCGTGAGTCCCGGGTGTGGACGATCTTGCGGAACACCGCCAGCTGGAACGCAGCCAACCGCGTGACGCTTGCGACGGCGTGGGATGACCCGCTGAACAGCGACCCGATCCTCGACCTGGAGACGCGGATCGAGGCCTCCGCGCAGCCCGTCACGGACATTTGGATGGCACCCGTGGGGGCGCACATCTTCTTGCGGCACCCGTCGGTGCGCGACCACATGCGGCAGATGCTCGGCGACAACGCGCCGCAGGCGCAGGCCGTCAAGGGAGCGGGCGCCCAGATGCAGCTCGACTTCGTCATCCCGGGATTCCCTCCGTTCCACGTCACGCCAGAGAAGCAGCTGAACGAGAGCACGGGACTGCTCGACTTCGTTCTCGGTGATGACGTGGTGCTCACCTGCAACCCGCCTGGTGCGGACGGAAACCCAATGTCGGTGCGTACGATTCAGACGTTCCGCCGTCGCGGTGAGAGCGGCACCGGCTACACCAGTCGCGAATATCAGGTCGAGGAGGAAGGTCTCGAGGGCAGCACCATGCTCGTAGCGGGCCACGCCGAAGACGTGAAGATGATCAGCGACGTGTGCGGCGGGCTGATCAAGAACGTCAAGACCTGATTGGGTCACTGGCCGTAGCGCCGGCCGAGTCGTTCGCGCGGGTTGCCACGGCCTTCTAGAAAGGCAAGAAACATGGCAACCAACAATAAGCGCGGTAAGCGAACCGGAAAGGCGCAAGAGCAGGCCCAGGCTCACACGGCGAGTCTCGATGACGTCGACTTCGACAACGTCGACGATGCATCCGATGACTCACCCGAGGAGCTCGAGGAGGCAATCGCTGCTCTCGGCGATCCGGATGTGCCGGACAAGGTCGAGGAGCCGCCGCCAAAGTGGGAGGAAACGGCGAACGGCAAGACGCTGTACGTGCGCGACCCGATCATGGTGCAAAAGAGCGGTCGCCGGATCCACCTAGGAATCGGGCAGCGGGTGCCGAAGGGACTGCTCTCACGCGACCGGCTGCGCACGCTTGGGCGGCGTGGGCTGATCTCGGTCAAGCCACCGCCCAGGGCGCAGCGCTCGGCGTAATCCCATGGCGGGCTTCGTTGACGAGGACGCGGTCAAGGCTCGCTTTTCGGCGGACCAGTGGCTGCAATTCTTCGACGACGACGGCGACGGTGTTGCGGATGCCAGCATCGTCGCCGAAGTGCTCGCCGATGCGGACGCTGACGTGCGCGCCCACCTCAAGGGCAAGGGGTACACCGACGATGACCTCGACCAGCTCGTCGCCGACCAGACGCTGCGCCGGACTGCCGCCGCGATCGCGATGGGGTACGCCGGCGAGCGGCGCAGCGAATGGCTGAACGACCAGGGACAGGGGCGCTTTCACCAGGTGCGCGAACGGGCGATCCAGCGCCTCAAGGCAATGCAGAAGGCGGACCTACGGATCCCTTCCGAAGCCGCGGTGGGCGTGAAGAACAAGCGTGTGGGCGCCGGCATCGACGCCGCCGACCCTCCTTTCGTGTTCGCCGCCAGTGCGGCCGACAGGGCCTCGGGAAAGCCTGGCCCGGGCGGGTTCTGATGGCCGACCTCGCCGGCGTCAGCTACGACGCGTCGGATCTCGTCGAGGTGGTCCGCCAGCTCGAGGCGCGCGGGCAGAACCTCGCTCACTTCACGCCGTCGATTGCCGAGGAGCTCGTCGCCCAGATCGAGGAGGTGTTCCTCGAGGAGGGCGCGGTCGCCGGCGGAAAGAGGTGGGAGGACTTGGCCGACTCGACCAAGTCGTCGCGCCGCGGGACCGAGCCCTACACCATCCTTCGCGACACCGCGGTCCTATTCAATTCGATCCAACCGTCGAGCGGGCCCTCGGAGGCCGCTGCGGGCACCGACGTGCCTTACTCCATCTATCATGTGAGCAAAGAACCTCGGACGAAGATCCCCCTGCGTGACTTCACCGCTATCGACTTCGAGGGCTTCACCGACAGCGTGGCGGAGATGCTGCTGCAGGACGTGATCGGCGCATGAACACCATCGAGGACCTGGCGAACGCCTACATGGCGCAACTGCACCCGCTCACGGGCACTAGGGGCACCGGGGCCGTCACGGCGAAGGCGACCGGGGCGGACGTGGTCGTGCCGCGAAACACCTACCTGGTGCCGGTGCGAGACGGAGCGGCCATGTATCACTGGCCGTTCAAGACCGACGCAGACCCGGCCACCGAGCTCCCGCACAACGAGGGCGGCGAGTGGACGGTAACGAGCGCAGGGACGCAGGTGACGCTCGTCTCGAACGTCGGCGGCAAGTGGGCAAACCTCAAGGCAGGCGACGTCCTGCGGTGGTACCCGGATGTGGCCGGGCTTGAGCCAACCGTGACCGTGACGGCCGACTTCACGGGTGGCGCCGAGGGCTGGATCAAAGAGGTGCGGTTCTTCGAGGACCTCGAGACTGGTACCCAGGCCAAGGACTTCTTTGACGCAAAGCTTGGGCGATTCCCGGCGGTGCTGCTCATCTGGTTTCGCTCGACTCCAGTCGAGGGGCGCACGACTGGGATGTCTCGGGGCTCGTCCCGAGTGCAGAGCGGCGTGACGCTCAACTTTGAGCAGTTCGCCGCCTACATCATCACGAGCCGCACCGACGCCGATCCCCGGCGCCGGCGAGAGGGTCTCGACCTCATGGTCGCGGTGAGTGAGTCGCTCACCGACGTCGGGCGCAACCTCGACGGCGAGCTGCTCGCATCGTCCGGCTCGGTCGAAGTGCTCGAGCGCGCACGCTTCACGAGGGGTCCGAGCGCCTACGTGTACGCGGTGACCCTGCGCTCCGCAATCGCACTCTGCCGTCAGGACGCCCGCACGTTCGCCCCATGGCTCCGGTCCCGCTACGTGGACATCCTCGAGGCCGAGGGCCCGCTGCCAGAGGGCCAGAAAATCGACGTTACTTTCCTGATGCCGTAGCGCTGTCCCTCGTGGACCTGTCGCGCTTCGCCCTGTTCGTCAGTCTCGACCCGAAAAACCCCGTGCCGGTGACGCGATTCGGTCCCGGGACCATGATCGCCGCGGAGCGGGATCCGTCCGACAAGAACGGGCGGACCATTCGCTATCGCCCCGACGAGGTGGTCGCGATCACCCGCGAGGAGATGGCGCAATATGGCCGGGAGTACGGCCGGGCGCTGAGAGCAGGATCCCTGATCCAGCGCACCGAGGCCGACTACCGGGCCTTCCTGAAGGCGCAGGAGGACGCCGAGCGGAAACGCGGAGCGGAGGTCCGGCGCCGAAAAGACGAGGCGGAGGCCGAGCGGAAGGCCGATGCGGCAGCGACGAAGCAGGCGGAGACGGCTGCTCCGACCGCGCCCGTGAGCGGTGAGGCGCCGGCCGTCAACGAGGAGCTGACCGATGGTAGCTAAGGCCGTCGCTTCCTCGGTGAAAACGCCGGGGTTCTTTCTCACCATCGACTTGCTTGGCGGTGTGAGCGGACCCGGGGCGGCCGTCAATCGCGCGCTGATCATCGCTCCGAAGAACACGGCGGACGGCGACATCACTCCGGACACGGTGGTGCGTCAAATCTTCGGGCCCGACGACGCTGCGATCTCCCATGGTGTCGATGGGCAAGGTCATCTGACCGCCAAGGGGCTCTTCAAGAAGTACCCGCTGGCTTCGGTCGATATCGTCGCACCCGCGGTCGGAGCCGGTGCGGCGGCGAGCATTACGCACGTGTTTACGACGGCGCCCACGGCGTCGAGCGTCGTCACGATCGATGTCAAGGGCATCTACGTCGACGTCCCCTGGAATCCGGGCGAGTCCCCCACTGTCGCCCGCGATCGGGCCGTGTCGCTGGTCAACCAGAAGTCAGGGCAGGGCTTGCCTGTTATCGCTTCGGCCGGAGCCGGCGCCGGGGATCTGGACCTCGACGCACGATCTGCCGGTCCCTGGGGCAACGACATCACGACCGGCATGGCGTTCACGGTTGGGGGTACCGGCGGTGTGATTGCCGCCGGTGGTACCGCTCTCGCTGGCGGCACCATCGAGCCCGACTTCACCAACGTGCTCGCACTCGTGAATACCGAGCAGTACACGATCATCGTCGGCGGTCTGTCCAATGCCGACGCTTCGGACGCCACGAGCTCGAGCAACGCCGACAGAATGCGCGTACACATCGAGGGGCTCGACTCGGGGCTCGACGCGCTCCTGCAGGTTGGTCTCGTCGGGCACACTGGCAGCATCGCGAACGTCAAGGCGGGAGCCATCAACCGAAACTCTCCTGTGTTCGAGTACATCTATGGGCAGGCCTTCCAATCATTGCCATGCGAACTCGCGGGCGAGGAAGCTGGCGACACCCTGGCGGGCCTGGCTCAGAGGGCGAACTACAACCGCATCGGCAACGAATACCTGACGTTGGTTGGCCCCAAGAACATCGCCGCCGACAAGCTCACCGGACCTGAGGTCGAGGACCTGTTGAACAACGGAGTGAGCGTCGTGGGTCTCGCGCGACGCACCAACCGTCCGTTCCTGGTCAAGCCGATCACCACGCACTCTCTCTTCAGTGGCAATCCGGACTTCCGCGCGCACCACATGTCCGACACGTACGGTGCGCAGTTCGTCGGCGACGACATCCGCACCGCCATGCCTCAGGAGTTCCCGAACGCGAGCATCACTCCCGACCTTCCGCCTGGCGACAACGACCTGCCCCCGGGGGTCGTCGAAGAAAAGGACGCGCGGGCCTGGGTGCATTCTCGAATGCATCTGCACGCCGACAACGGGATCGTCCAACGGGCTCGCCTCGAGGAGACGATCGCGAGCGGCGAACTCATCGTCGAGATCGATTCGACCGATGAGAGTCAGCTAAACGTCTTCGTTCCGCTGAAGATCATCAAGCCGCTCGCCAAGATCGGCGCGGTGGTGAGCAAGGAGTAGCGCACCCGTGGCCAACACCGAGCAGGTATTCTTTCCGAAGTCCTACATCGCCATGGGCAGTGGCGATCTGGGACAAGTCACGGACTTCAACGCCCGCACCAACAACGGAGCGAAACAGGTCCATACGCTGCGGAATCCACAGGGTGGCATTACCTTCGGACCCGGCGAGTCTGCGGTTTCAGCGAACTTCGTCATCGGTGAGGACGGCCTCGAGCGCGACTATGTGCGGATGGTCGAGAAGCGGCAGCTCAAGCAGCTGCGCGTCAAGATCCCACACGGCGAGGTGTGGACGTACAACGGGGCATTCCAGGAAGTGCAGATCAACGGTTCGATCGATGACGCAACGAAGGGCTCGTTCACTTTCGTCGGCAAGAAGGTGCCCAACTAGGGGGCATCGTGGCAGACGAACGCATCGACAAGGCGACCGAGCAGCTCCTGGGTGTGTTGTGGGACGGTCTCGGCGTGCTCGAGCACGAGGGGGCCCTGCACTTCCCTCACCAGATCCGGCGTCGCAAGAAGGACGGCAGCATCGAAGCCGTCGATGTCGCCCTCAAGGTGATCGACAACCCGCGCCGATTCCGAGCACGCGTCGACTCGCGGGAGTGGGCGGGCAATCTGAACCTCGATCTCGACAGAGACAAGGACCTGGTAGCCGAGCTCGAGAAGTTCGAGATGTTGGCGCACATCATCCGCGACCCGAAGCCGCCGTTTATTCAGCACATGCAGCACGGCAAGGACCTGTTTGAGCGGTACCTGCTCGCCGAGCTCTCGGAGACGTGGAACCGCCACGAGCTCTTGATCGACGTGGTCGACGGCCGGTTCGGTTCTCTGAACGCGGACGAGGCGTGGGAGACGATTCTCGAGGTGGCGCGCCGAGGTGAGCCGAGCCCTTTAGCCGGTATGCCTGGCTTCGGGCAGGCCAGCTGCATAGCGCTTTCGGCAAGGGCAGCCTGTGCCTCTCCGCTCGCTCCCTCGTGGGTGCAGCAGCGCTGGATATCCAACTCGGCATCCTCTCCGGAGAGCAGCTAGCGGACATTCTCGGGACGAAGCGACGGAGGTAGAGGCCGATGGCAGTAACGAAAGTCGCCTCCGTCAAGCTCGACCTGGACGGCGGAAACTACACGACGGCGATCAAGCGCATCGGTGACCAGACCGAGCAGGAGGCGCGCAAGGCCGCGCGCTCGTTCTCACCGCTGAACGCGGGTCTTAGTCGGATGACTAAAGACTTCTCAGCACTGGGCTCGCGCATGGGTGGCATGCTCAAGAGCGCACTCACGTTCGGAGGGGCGTTCGCGTTCGGTGCGTCGATTAAGGGGGCCGTCGACCTTAACTCGCAGATCCAGCAGTTCACGCAGCGCGTGGAGCTTTCCACGGGTAAGACCATGGACTGGCGCGAGGTGCAGATGCAGCTCCGCGATGCCACTGACGACACCAAGAAGAGTCAGGAGGAGCTCCTACAGACCGCCGAGCGAGTGTTCGAGTCCACCGGCAATGCCGAGTACTCGCTCGGAATCATCAAGGCGATTGGCAAGCAGTCCCAAGTGACGGGCTCGGACATGCTCGCCCTGGGCGATGCCGGTCAGTTGGCCTTCCGCAAGTTCGGGGTGACGGCCGAGGAATTCAACAACGAGGTGCTGCCAGGTATCACCGAGAAGCTCGCCGGAGGCGGGCTCAAGGTTGAGGACCTCCAAGGCAAGTTCGCGTTGCTTGCCACTGAGGCCGAGGCGCTCGGCTTCAAGGGCGGCAAGGGTTTCGTTCAGCTGCTCGGGCTGGCGAAGGAGCTCGACAACGAACTCGGTGAGTCCCTCGTCCCGGGCATGAAGCGACTCGGCGAGGTACTCAAGAGCGGCACGTCACAGGTGCGCGCAATCCAAGGACTCTTGAAAAAGTCGCGGCTCAAGATCGATGTGGACAAGCAGGGACTCGACTTGTTCCGCGACATCCTGGCGAAGGGGCCAAAGGGCATCGAGGCGCTACAGCAGTCGATCCGCTCACCCGAGGCGCGGCGCACGATCGATAATCTCGTCAAGCCCTTCGAGGAGGCATTTGCGAAGGCACGCGAGGCCGGGGAGACGCCGGCGGAGGCGGCACGCAAGGGGCTCGACGCGTTCGACGCGAGGATGTTCGCGTTTGGCAAGACGCTCGAGGATGCGGAGACCCTACAGAAGAGGTTCAACGACCGCCTGCGGGACGACCCTGGCCTCAAGCTACGGGACTCGCTCAACAAGCTCGAGCTGTCGTTCCAGAAGCCTCAGATGATCTCGGCGCTGAACAAGCTGTCGGACAACCTGCCGGCGCTGGCGGAGGCCGCGGCATCGGCGCTCGACTTCATTGTCGACCATCCGGTGCTATCCGGGGCGGTGGCAGTCGGTGGTCGCGCCGGAACATCGTTCGCACTGGGCGCGGCTGGAGAGGCCATAGCCGCTCGCAGGGCGGGTACCGAGGCAGCGACTAGCGCCGCTGCGGGCGCTGCCGTGACGGGGGCGAAGGGTGCGCCAGGAGCGATGGGAGCCCCAGGAAAGGCCGGCGCGCCTGCGGCGAACCGAGGACTTATCGCCGGAGCGCTGATCGGGGAGTTCGCAGCAGTATTCGGCGCGACCACGTCCCTCATCGAGACAATCGAGAAAGAGGCGACTCGCGGGTCAAAGCTGGAGCAGGCTGGCAGGACCGAGATGCGTGCGTTTCGCGTGCAGGGAAATGTCGGCACGGCCGAGCAGAAGCAGCAGGCGATCGACAGCCTCCGGCGCGAGATCCAATCGCTGCAATCGTCGCAGGACACCGGTCTCTTTGGCGACATGCTCCAAGGGTTGAGCGACCTGTCCCAGACGTTGGGCGTAACAGATAAGCAGCAAACGGGGCGCGAGATCGCCAAGCAGCAGGAAGCGCGACTAGCCGAACTCGTGGAGAAGCTCGAATCGGAGATCGAGGGCCTCAAGACTAAAGAATCTGAACGTGGCAGGGAGACTGTCGGTGGAGCTCCTTCGGAACCCCGCGAGATGGCTATCAAGAACCCCGAGCGCCTCGGGGAGGCCCTAGGGCAGCGCATGGCGCGTCACATCCGCGACGGCGAGCTGCGCGTGCGCATGGTGAACGCCCACGAGCTGCGTGACGCCATGGGCGGAGGCGGCGGTTCGGCACCGCCGGCGACCCGTGGTCCAATGGCCGCAAGAACGCCGACGCCCTCTGGAGGGACCGGCGGAGCGTAGACGATGGCCACGGCACGAGGCGCAGCGGAAGGACCCAACGAGGACAGCCCGGAACCAGTCGCCGAGCAATACGACATCTGCACGTTCACGCCGGACGGGGGTGAGACCTGCTACCTCCTTGTCGAGGAGGTGCGCGAGGAAGGCGGCAGCCGTCTCGTGGAACACGAGCGCCCCTACCGCGACGGAGCGAAGCTGGATCATACCGGACAACGCGCACGTCGGTGGCGGGTCAAGGCTTGTTACAACAACAACCTGACCGAGCAGGGGTTGCCCGATGACGTCGTGCTGTACCCCACCGAGCTGAACAAGCTCATGCGAGCAATACGGTCCCAGGAGACCGGAGACGCGGTCATCCCGACCGTAGGCAAGCGGCGGTGCAAGGTCGGAACCTACTCCCGGGTGGACGGTGCCGACCCGGTCGACACGGCCATGCTCGAGCTCCTGTTCGTCGAGGACTCCGAGGACAACGTCGACGCCAGCTCGTTCACCGATCCGAGCGTGCGCGCGAGCGTGATCCGGCTCACGCAACAGACGCAGTTCAGCGCGCAGTCAGTCGGAGCGTGGGACGAGAACCTCTCGAACCTCAGCGACTTCGCCGAGGAGCTCACGGCGCTGATGAACTCGCCGTTCACGACCCTCGAGGACATTCAATCGCAGCAGCGACGGGACAAGCGGGCGATCGAGCGCATCCACAAGGCGCATACCGAACCAAGGGTCCCGCCCGAGCCCGTACCGCCGCCGTCCAACATGCCGTTCTCGGACCCCGCAGGCGCCACGGTCACGCGCCAGCTCGTCGAGCTCGAGGACATGATCGGGCGCGCCGAGGAAGAGCGCTACTCGTCGCGACCCCGCACGCGCACCTATACGGTGCAGGAGGACACCGATCTGTTTTCGATCGCGGCGGACCTGAAACAGGACCCGATGCAACTGCTGGAGCTCAACTCCGCGCGCGTGGAGGACCCTCTCGACCTTCGGCAGGGCGACACGATCCGGGTGTACGCCTGATGCCCGTTCCAGTCGACCGCGTTACGCTCGAGGCCGTCGACCAAAACGGCAGCGTGTTCGATGCGTGGACGTCGTTCGAGCTCCGCAACACGATGATCGGCGGGAGCCATGCGAGCTTTGAGGTCGGCGACGCCGGGACCTACAACGCCCTCGAGGAGCTCACGAGGCTCGGGAGCCGCTTCAAGGTCTATGTCAACGACAAGCCCCGCCTGGGCGGCAAGGTGCACACGCGGCAGTCGCCGGCAGACGCATTTCGAGCCTCGGTCGTGCAGTTTATCGTCCGCACGTTCCTAAGTGAGGCGATGGTCGTGAGCGCCGACCCCGCGGTGCGCGTCGAGGAGACGAGCATCAAAGACTTCATTCTCGCGGTCTATCGCACGATCGGCGCAACGGAGAGCGACTTCGTTTTCGAGGCGGACGTGGCTCGCGATCTCATCACAGGCAGGGCAACCAAGGGCGGGCGCTCACCGACTGACCTGGAACCGATCAAGGTCGATCAGGCACGAGTGCGGGCGCCAGAAACGGTGCACGCGGCCGTCGACCGTCACCTGCGCCGCCATGGCTTCATGCATTGGGATGGTCCGGACGGTAAGATCGTTGTCGGAGAGCCCGACGATGAACAGGATCCGCTCTACTACTTGCGATTGCTTCGCGGTGAGGGCGCTCAGAACAACGTGCTCTCGGTGAACCGAACGCAGGACATCGGCACGGCCGCGACACTGCTCGGCGTGTTCGGCCAGGGTGGAGGCACCGAGTTCAGCAAGGCTCAGTTCCAGTCGGTCGAGGCGAACGAGGATCTAACGAATCTCGGTTTCATCCGCCCGGTCCTGATCATCGACGAGTCGATCCGCACCGAGGAGCTGGCCGCGCGCCGAGCTCGACGAGAGATGGGGCAGCGCTCGAGGTCGCTCGACTCGTGGCAGATCGAGGCCGACGGGCTCAGCTTTCGCGACGGGAGGGAGTTCATCCCGTACGCTCCCGACACCGTGTGCGACATCCTCGTCGAGACCCATGGCGGCGCCGTTGGCCGCTACTACGTGGAGGCGACTCAGCTGCGGCTCGACCCCCACATGGGCGCCAAGTCCTCGCTGACCATCGTACCGCCCGGCTCGTGGAGGCTGTGACGTGTTCGACGACGTGTTCGACGACGTGTTCGCATTCCTCAAGGTCGTAAGCTCCGCCGTGTCGGACGCGACGCGGGCAGTGTTGCTCGGCTCCGAGGGACTGGGCGGCGAGGACATAGGCCAGGAGATGTTTTCGGCGCTTGGGATGATTGGGCGCCCGAAGCCTCCCGAGGGCGAAGCGCACACCGAGTCGATCGCAGCGCGGCGCGGCGACGGTTACGCGCACATCGCCTACCGCGATCGCCGGCTGCAGGAGAAGTTCCCCAACCCCAAAGAGGGCGAGTTCGCGTGGGTGCACTACGGGGGCGGCTTTCACTCGATGACGGAGACGCCCGAGGGAACGACGCTCCAGACTTTCTATGTGCCGTATGCACTCGACAGTCAGGGCGTGCCGCAGAAGGCGCATGTTATCACGATCGATCCGACCGCTGGCAACGAGAGCATCTCGGTCCTGCACGCCGATGGGCATGGCGTGATGCTCAACGCTGCAGGCTCGGCGATCGTGAAGAACAAGGCCGGCGACGCCTACCTCGAGGTCGGCGACTCTGGGGTCGTCGTGAACGGCAATACAGTGATCAATGGTGGGGCTACGATCGGAGATCCGGTTGGGGCGCTGCCGGCGGCGATTGCTCCGAGCGTCACCACATACCTCTCGGCACTCGAGCAGGTGCTCATAACCCTCGCCACAGCGCTGGACGCAAAGCTAGCAGCAAGCCCAGGAGTGAACCTGGGCGTCGTCAACACGTTCGTCGCCGCACAGGCGGCCACCAAGACCGCGATGGCCGCCACGAAGACGAGCGTGAAGTGACATGTCGCTGTGCTCGTTTCCGTCGCTCGAGTTCCAACTGACACCGCCCGCGCTCCCTCCGCTAGGTCTCCCGGCGCTTCCGAGCGCTCCCCAGCTGCCATCGCTGCCCGGCGTCCCGGCGCTGGGGTTCTCCCTTGCCGCTCCAGCTCTGCCGTCCGTCGGGCCCCCACCCTTGCCCACGCCGCCCCAGCTGCCATCGCTGCCCGGCGTCCCGGCGCTGGGGTTCTCCCTTGCCGCTCCAGCTCTGCCGTCCGTCGGGCCCCCACCCTTGCCCACGCCTCCCAGCTTGTTCTGTCCGTTGGATGCGGCGACGTAGCGTTTGTGGGTGCCACGTACACACTGTGCGGACGAACGGTATGGCAGCTTGCCCCGAGCCGGGTTACCCGTCACGCCGCAGATGAGCGACCCGAAGAAGCCGCCCCCGAAGCCCCCACCGCCCGTGATACCGCTGCGCAATCCGCCATGGGTGCCGCTACCAGACGCATACCAACCAGGCAAACCCTTCGCCCCTGCGCCGCCACGCCCGCCCCCGAACCCTGCCCCTCCGAAGAAAGGGTGATAGACTGCGGTCATGCTGCATACCGACCGGACGGCCACACCGCGCGAAGTGCTTTGGCACAGCGCTCTGACCGCCCGAATGAACGTCCGGTACTACCAGCGCTTGATCCGGCGCTATGAGGCCATCGACACGTCCCTGCGAGTGACGGCGGCGCTGCTGGCGTCGGCTGGAGTCATCACGGCGGTCAAGGCGATGGAAAGCACGAACGTGGCCATCGCGGTGGGACTCGTCTCGGCGTTCGTGGGGGTGTCAGCCCAGGTGTTCGGGCTTCCGGACCGGATCCGCACCGCGGCGTCCATTCTGCCCAGGTATGTCAGCCACGCCCACACGCTCGAGCGCCTTTGGGCCGACCAGAGCGAGGACGCTGAGGCCATCAACGACGCTGTTGACGCCATGCACCAGACCGAGATGGTCGAAGCCGAGAAGATGCGCGACCCCGACGACAAGCTGCTCGCGCTCGCCCAGGCGGATGTGGAGCGGCAGATCGGCTCCGCACCCGTTGCCGCGAAGCAGATCGTCGCGGCGCCATGAGTTCATGAACTCATGACGTCATGGGCAGCTGAGGGGACAGCTCCCGTCACTCCGCAACGGCCGCGACTCCGCCATCACCCAGCCCCTGGGCGCTCCCGCCGGCGTCACCACGAGGATCCACTCGCAGCGGGTAGCCTCGGGCCGGTTGCTCGAGCACCGTGGCGAGAGGAATTGGCCGGCCACGATCTCGTCGCTCGAAGTCACGACGATGCACGACTCGCCCTCTCCGGCGGCGTTGCAGTCAGCCAATCTCGGTTCCCCGTCCTCGTTGTGGATGAATGTGCGGCTCCCCGAGGAGGTGTAGCGGGCACACAATCCGGACGGCAGAAAGACGGCGCCTACGTGGCGGCTGCTGGTCGTAGGTAGCACGTCCGCCCAGTCATAGTCCGGTGATCCGGTAGGCCAGTCGATAGCCGTCTCTGCGTCGCAATGGTCCAGGATCTCACAGTAGGTTCCACCGTTGCCGGACGTCGGAGGTTCGACCGGGCACTCGTCGTCGCAGATTCCATTGCCGCCTGGAAGCGGACCAGCGCAACTACTCGACTCACCGCCGCTTCCTTCGCCGCCCGTCTCCGCACCGCCCGACGAATTGCCGCCAGCGCCGACGTCGGCACCCCCGCTCGCGATAGTCCCGCCATCACCTGAATCCAGTTCCCGAATACCCCCCGCTCCTGGCGCCGCGTCGCTTCCCGCGTCCGGGACGCTGCCTCCCTGACCTCCCGTTGCCCGTCCACCGCTCGATGTTCCGCCCGTATGCGCGCCGCCGGATGCGATGGGCTCCGCTCCCCCCGCGGATATCGCTGCGTCTGCGCGCCCGCCAGTCGCCGCCACGCCCGCATCCGAGCGCACGCCGCCGGTCGCCCGGGCCTGCGCATCTGCGGCATCACCCGTGGGGGTGAGCGGGTGGCTCGCATCGGGCGACCCACCGCTAAAGTCCTCACCGCAGGCGACCAGCGCGGCCGCCATAAGAATGGCTTTCTTATGCACTGCAGCCGAAACGTACTGCGTCGGCGCCAAGTGTGCCAAGGGGGCCAAATTCGCAGTAGCGATCCTGTGGACATACCGTCGCCCGCATGCCCGTCCCGCCTGGCGGAACGTCCCCCGCATCGGCGTATCTCCCAAACCCGCACGTCCCCTCGCAGGAGCCGCCCGTAATCCTCGCGGACCTGATCGATCCGGCCACGGGAGACTACGCGAGCCTGATCGATAGCGCCGAGCCCACCGATGCCGCGGTGCAGCTGACCTTTACGGTCGAGCGGAACACCGGCGCCGTCGCCCGCAACCACGGGCACTCGTTCCGGACCCTGCGCCACCAGGATGAGCTGGACGAGGCCACGGCGCTATCGCTCGCCGAGGAGGCCGTGCGCCACCTGCTCGACGCCGGCGACGTGCGCCTCACGGGCGTGGTCCTCGAGCCGAGGGACACCGGACGCGACGATCACGCGGTGGCCGGGATCCGGTTCCGCAACCTCCGCACCGGGCAGGACCTCGAGCAGAGGATCCCGGGCTTGTGACGCGTCCGACTGAGCGGCAGTTCGTGGTGTTCGCGCGTGGCCAGCTGCGCGAGGACATGCTGCGCTACTTCCGGATCGGACTCCGCGGCAAGATCGACCCCGGCACCGGCCAGACGATCACCGAGGACACGATCCGACGGATTACGGCGCCCGGCTCGCGCTTCTATCGGGAGGCGGACGCGATCGACCTGGAAGGCATGGCGATCCAGCGCCGCGCCGAGTACACGGCCAATCAGTTTCGTCTGGACCGGGCCAGCTCGCGCGCCCTGCGCGACTTGCATGGCAATCTGTGGGAAGAAACGCCGCTCCCTGGCACGGGCGGTAGCGGCCTGGTTACGGCTGCAGCGACGCCCGGCACGACGTTCCTGGGGTCCACTACGGTCCCGGACCCGCTCGCTCATGTGGCTACCGACCAAGCGGGAAACCGCTTTCAGGTACTCGTGGGCGGACAGGCGGACGCGCAAGGCGTCGCGACGCTCACGCTGAAGTGCATCGATACCGGCGAGTCGACCAACATCGACGCCGGAACGGAGCTCACGTGGTCGAACCCGCCAGCAGGCGCACAGCCGAAGGCGACCGCAGCAGCCCAGTTCACCGGTGGCACAGGCGCCGAGACCGACGCGGAGTTCTCCGATCGTGTGCACGCCCGCGTGAAGAAGAAGCCCGGCATCGGCAACCCCGCCCAAGTGCGCGCGTTCGCGCGTCAGGCGTCTAACGCCGTCGAGGAAGCGTTCGTCTACCCGTGCACTTTCGGATCCGGCTCATTCCTCGTGGCGATCACGCAGAAACGAGCAAACGTGCCCGGTCCACTCGCTCGTATCGCCGGACTCACGGCGCTCACCGCAGTCACGGGATATCTCGTGCCGCCAGGGTCGCCCGTTATCCCGCCGCGTGTTCGAGTGGTGGTTACGACGGTGAGCCCAGAGCCTTCGGACCTCGCGGTGCGGCTCGCGCTGCCAACGTCGAGCCTCGCCGGGTGGGCTGATCGGGAGCCATGGCCAGGATTCGTCACGTCGAGTGCGGTCGTAACGACGGTGACGGACCAGCAGAACTTCAGGGTGAGCGCCGATACCGGACTGCCTGGAAACGTCGCGTCGCTTTCCGGAGGGTCGCAACCGTCATTGATGGTGTGGGACGAAGCGGCAGGCGCGTGGAAACAGCTCAAGGTCGGATCTGTTACGCGCGTTGGCGGAGCGGGCGGTGCGGGGGACTTCGACGTTGTGCTTGCCAATGGGCCACAGCCCCCCATCGCCGTCAACGACATCATCAGTCCCGACATGGCGCGCCGCAACGTCGTCGCCCAGGCCGCGCAGGACTACTTCGACTCGCTGGGTCCGGGCGAGATCCTCGACCTCGGGGCGACGTCCCGCGGGGGGCAAGCGTTCAGACGGCCAGAGCCGGGCGACGAGTGGCGCTCACGCGCAGGGCACCCAATCGTGAGCTGGATCGGCGACGGGCTCGGCTCGGCGCTCGCCGGCGCCTACCTCGCGTCCATCTCGCTCGAGACTCCGAGTATTCCGGCCGATCCGATCGACGGCCCCAACATGCTCACGCTCGGCAAGCTGGGCGTCTATCACCTGACCTGAGGCACCCATGTCCGGATTCCCTGTTCGCAGCTCCCGCTCCGACTTCGGCCCCAAGCCTGTCAATACGCGCCCGGTTCGTGATCCTGAGCGAGATCTCGACGCGAGCATTGGCCACCTGCTCTTTCACCAGGTGGCGGGAGCGAGCGCCGCCGGAGCGCGGGCGTGGCTCGCTACCGATATTGTCGCCGGGCCCGACGTCGCGATCGCCGCGCGCGGAGAAAGCTGGAACCCCGACGACATCCAAACGTCCCCCTACACGCCGCCGATCGTGGCTCGCTCCGGGGTCGGAGTGTACACGGTCGACTATCAGGCGGAGTATCCGGACGAGAACGGAGATCTGCAGCCGCTCGTCATCGGTGCCCGGTTCGCCGATGCCATCCCTGTCGCTCCCCCGCTGAACACACTGCACCAGGCGTGGCACGCCATCAACCTAGCTCCGCCTGCAGGCTTGATCCGGATCACGGTCCAAACGCTGTCCTGGGTCGTTGGCAGTAGCACCGACTGGGCTCTCGTGGACGCGCCGTTCTTCGTGGCGATTTGGTGATCCGTGGGGGGATTCGGTTGGCACAACCCTTGGCCCCTCCAGTTCGGCGGGGGCCGCACGCTCGTCGAGAAGCACTACGACTTTCTGCGTAAGGCGCCCGGGATCGGCGGCGTCGCGATCGACGAGGAGGAATCGATCGACGCGCTGTGGCGACAAGCGAGGGCCCGAGCGATGGCCGCCCTCGAGGCGTTCAGCGATCGCGCGCTAGTCGAGGCGTTTCCGAACCGTGCGACGAGCCTGCTCCCCTACTACGAGTGGCTGCTCGGCATTCCGGTGCCGCAGGGGGCGAACGACGAGGAGCGCCGAGCGGAGGCGACGAGACGCTACACGTTCGAGGTTCCGGCCAGCATGCCGGCCCTCAGCGACGAGCTCACGGCGATCGACCCTCGGCTGTCGATCCTGGATATCCCATGGGACCAGGTCGAAACGACCTACGAGGGGCGCGCGTTCGAGGATCTCGACGGGCTCGAGCCGTACGGAGGCGGACGCAGGTCGACGATCACACCAAACTACTCGACGAGTTTCGACGTCGTGGTCCTGTTCGACCTCAGCGCGACCGGTGGTGTGCCCACGGCCGACGACGCGCGCATCATCGATCTGGTCAAGGACTACCTCGCCGACGTGCTCTCGAGCTGGACGGAGTTTCGCGTCATCTCGAGCGTGGGCTTTATTCTCGACCTGTCCCCGATGGACATCACGGGGTTTGGCACATGACCGCACCCCTGCCCCACAAGTTCCCGGACAGCACGATCGCGATGAGCGTCTACAACGTGGTGGCCCAGGCGCCCAACGGGCTCACGGTGGACGGGATCGTTGGGGCGCTCGCGATGTTCGGGCACGAGCAGCAGGATCGACGCCAGCTCGAGCGATGCATCGCGCAGCTCCACTCCCGCGGGTACGTCCTGACCCGCGACCGGGTGCGTGTCATCGACCCGAAGCGCCGCCCCGTGACGATGCGCGATCGCACCGACAGGACGGGGTGGTCCCGCTGGATGGCTCGTGATCCGATGGGGCACTACTACCCGCTCGACAGCATCGTGGAGCGCGTGCGTGCCGGAAAGCGGGTAACGTGAGCTTCACGCGGGTGAACCCACTGGGCTGGGCGCTTTTCGAGGAGCTCACAAGCGCTCAGATGAACGCGCTCGACATCGACCACGCCAACGCTCTCGACGCTGTGGGCGGCGGCGCGCACGTCACGGCGAACCCACTGAGCGTCTCGGGCGCCAAGTGGACGTTTTCGAACCCGATTGACTTCAGCAACTCCAGCATCGGCTGGACCGGCGCCAACTGGCCCGCGCTCAGTACCCGATCGCTCACGTACAAACAGCCGCTCGCCCCATTCCGCAACGAACTCGACTATTTCGATCTCGACGGCTTCAGCGGAGGTGGCACCGGGTGGATGGTGCAGACCTCCATCGCAGGCACCGGCGGCGTTGGCCTCGCGATCGTGAACCGGCCCGCCATGGGAACGATTACCCGGATCTTTGCCTCGGTGATCGGCGACAAGGACGCGGGCTCGGCGCATGCAGGCGGGCTGCCGTCCACCATGCCGAGACTCATCGCCTACCACCACAACGCTCAGATCGCGTCGTGGACTCAGCTGTTCAACGTGGTGGATCCAAGTGCTTCGCCGGGCGCCTACGACGGTGTGCATGTGATCGAGCAGACGGGGCTCTCGATCGCGTTCAACGAGGAGGACGTTTTCTACCTCAAGTTCGCCGGCGAGTTCGGGACCAACGCGATCGCGAACAAGTTCGCGGTCAGATCCATCGGCGTGAACATCGACGTCACGCAGATCGGAGCGTAGGTCCGGTGCCCAACTTCGACGCGCGCTTCGCCTCTGGGATCTCGGTCGTCCCGTGGGATGACCCGGCAAGTGGGACCAGGCCATCTCGCCTGAACCCAGTCGACGGCCACCCGTTCATCCGTGAGGTCGCCACCGTCGGAGTCGAGGTCGAGGTGCAGGCCTACGTGCGGGGGCTCGGCTGGGCGCCTCTCGACTCGGCGCTCGGCGGCGCTCCGACGTGGGATCCGCTCGAGTTCATGGAGTTCGCCTCGTCGGCCAGGCCGGTCGCTACGAGCCCGGCGGGGCAGTCCAGCGTGCAGCGGTTCACGCCCGACACACCGGGACACTACACGCTGCGGTTCTCGCGGCCTGGGGGCGGCGCCATCCGGATGCATATCGACGCTCAGGACCCGCCGTGACCGCCATCGTCGAGCTCATCGAGCCGAGCTACGTGGGGGAGGACCGGATCCGGCTCACCCTGGACGATACCAGCGAGAGCCCGAAGGCCTTCGACTCGATCCTCATCAACGTGGACTACTCGGCCACCCTGCCGCAGGGGGTCGTGCCCCCGCTCGTGATGACCGTCGCGGCCCCCACGCAGGGAAACTTCCAGGAACGCATCTTCCGGCGTGTGCCCAAAACGCTCACGTTTCGGCCACGCGAAGGGGGCGAGCATTTGGTCACGCTGCGGGAGTGCTGGCACAACCGCTGGGTCGGGATCCTGCTCGTGCAGGTACTCGGAGACCGAATCCAGGAATAGCGCGTGCCTTCACCCCTCTTCGACATCAACGCCGACGGATCAGATCAGGGGTACGTCGCGACGCTCTCCGAGGCGCTCGCTTTCAAGCTGCGCTCTCCGAGCGTGGGGATCTCCAAGGTCCTGTTCCAGGTGTTTTCGGCTGCAGGGTTCGACCCGTCGCAACCGGACTTCGCCAAGAACCCCCCACGCGCCTCCGATGGCGCACCAGAGCTCACGCTCGACAACGGTGCAGGCTCGACGGGGCAATCGGTGCAGGCCGCTACGCCCGCGTCAGAAGTCACCAGCGCTGCGCCTGCGTCCGGGGCGCATTCGTACATCGTGCGCTGCGTGCTCAATGGCGGCAAGTCGATCGGCCCCAAGGGCCAGCTCATCGACGACCCATCGTTAATCCACGAGCGGATGATCGCGGTGCCCAATGTCGGCGGCGTGCGAAAGATCGTCGCCACCGAACGGACGCAGTTCAGCGACGACGGGTGGGCCGAGCCGTTCAACGCTCTCGTGGATTCGCCCGGAGGCGGCGGAGGTGGCGACTTCTTCGGTCCTGCCGGTGGGGTGGTAGACGGCGAGCTGGTCGCATTCAGCGGGACGAGCGGAAAAGCCGGCAAGGGAAGCGGGCTGATATTCGCCGCTGGCGTGCTCGCGGGGCTCTCGGGAACGCCCACACTTGGCACACACGCCGCGACGAAGGCCTACGTCGACTCCTCCATTGCGGCGCAAGGGCTGCCGCAGGTGATGGCCATCGCCAACAATACGGGTCCGGCAGACCTGGACGTTGACGCGGGCCAGGTCGTCGACTTCCAGGGAGACCTGCACGCGCAGCGCCAGGGAATCGACATCCTTGTCGCCACCGCTGCAAACACGATCCTGCGCGACCCGAACGACGACAACTGGATCGTCGCCGGAACGACGCATCACTCAGAATTCTTTGGGGCGGACGAGACCTCCCGTTACGACGCGAGCCAATACCGCCTCAGCTGGGACGGCACCATCTTCGCCGAGATGGACGCGACCGGGTTCTTGCTCAACGCGCACGTGGGCGAGCTCACGCTGCAAAGGCAGGGCAGCACTCGTTTCGTCACCGCTGGAAATAACACAACGATCGGCGTACCAGCCGCTGGGACGATCTTCGTGCAGCACAACGCGCAGGACGTGTTCCGCGCGTCCTCGTCGCAGACCGTCGTCGGGTTCGGAGGGAACAACGTTTTCACCGCCAACTCGAGCCTCACGGCGCTCCTGTTCGGAGGCACGACGTTCCTGACGCGCGACGCGGATCTGCTGCTCGAGGCAGCCACGGGAGATCTGACCGTCAATGCTCAGACTGGCGACGTATTCGTGTATCGAGCCGGCTCGGCCACATCCGGAATGCAAGTCACCAGTTCGTTGGCTGCGCTATCGCATCCTACGTCCTCTCGACTCATCGTCGGGAGCAATGACGTCAGGGTGACATCGGCCGCAGAGTTCCAGTTGACGGGCGTGACTCTGGTCAAGTGGTTTCGCGGAACTTCGAACCCGAGCATCGTACACGACGACTCCATCACAGCAAACGATACGGGCGACACGCTGACGATGCGCGCCCAAGGAGTCAATGCGTCCGGGACGCTCGTCACCGGGGGAAATCTGCGCCTATTTGGCGGAAACGCCAACACAGGTACCGCTACGGAGCGAGACGGCGGGCACGTGCTCATCGGAGGCGGTCTCGGCGGCGGCACGGGTGGCCGGGGCAATATCGCTCTCGCGACGCAGAGCGCCCCGAACTGGCAGGGCATGCACGGCGGCATGTTCATCGCCAACGTCACGACGTCACCGACGGGCGACCCGACCGGTGGAGGGTACCTTTACTCGGATTCGGGGGTGCTATCATGGCATGGCGGTTTGCGGGTGGTAGGTGCAGGCGATCTGACAGGTCCGATCGTTCGAGCGACCGAAAATAACGGGGCTGAACAGTTGGCCTCATGGTCCGTCTGGGACCAGACGGACTCAACGGAGTGGTTCCGAATTGGGGCAGATGGTGAGGACTTCTACATCGGAAACCCGTCCGGCGTGCCGTATCTGTTTATCAACGGCGGCAACGACGTTACCGTGGGCGTCGGGGCGCTCAGGTTCGACGTGTCTGTGTCCACTCCGTTCGTTGGCCAGGGAGCAAACTCAGCAGGTGGCGGGATCACCGGGCAGAAGCTCACGCTGAGGGCACAAAACTGCACGGGGGCATCGAGCACAGGCGGGTCCATCGACGTCGGTCCTGGATCCGGAAGCTCCCAGGGAGGCAAGGGTCGCCTGATATCGGGCGACAACTCGGAGATCTTCGCCTGGGACGATACCGGGTCGTCTTGGTACGGCGCATCCACTGTCGCGAAGCAGACGATCACCGGGGCGCGGGACAATCCGGAGAGCGCGCTCGCGAATCTACTGAGCGCGCTGGCCACCTGGGGCCCGTTCAACAACAGCACCACGGCGAGCTGAGGAAAGATCACCATGAGCGAGTACCTCTACGTCCAGCGCAAACAACCCATCATGACGAGCCGTCCGGGCGAAAACGGCAAGCCGGTGACTGTACCGCTCTACACGCACGAGGCTTTCGTCGCCTACCTGGTCTCTCGCGACGATCGATTCGTGAAGAGCCCTGCCGGGTGGCGGGCTGCCAATCGCATCGAGCAGGAGCTGCTCCGCGGCGGCGATTGGTGGCGATTTCACCCTGGCGACCACGCCATGCTGAAGGAAGCGGCAAACGAACCCACTTGCGGATACCCGTCGATGGATCTCATCGACGTCGAGAAGAAAAAGAAGGTCGGAGAGCAGCCCTACGGGCGGCTTCTCGAGCCGTACGTCTCAGCAATCGACGAGCCGGCCACGGAGCGCCCCGCGGACTACTCGCCCGAGGAGGCTCCGAAACCAAAGGCGCGCGCGTCGCGCAAGTCGAAGCGTCCCACGAGGAGATCGAAGCGATGATTCAGTTCAAGATGCGCGTGCAACCGGACAAGCCCGTCAAGGTCAAGCTTCCGGATCCGAAGAACGCCAAACGGACGATAGAGAAGGAGCTTCTCGAGAAGCAGCCCGACCGCCTGCAGTTCACCGAACGACTCGGAGACTCGTCACTTTCCGCCTACGTCGATCAGCTGCCCAAGGAGAAACAGGACGCTCTCGAGGCCCTGTTCGACGACCTCCGGGCGCTCGCCGAGTAGTCCCCTTTTTCGCCGAGCTCCGGCGGGAGCCATAGCGTCGCCGCATGGCCTCCCGCTGGTACCCGCTCGGTCTGCAGTCGATCCTCGCCCGTGACGCCAACTCGGACCTCGTCGCTGGGACCGTCAAGCTGGTGCTCCTAACGAGCGCGTACGCTTACAACGCGGCGGACCAGTTCTATTCTGACCTCAGCGGAGCGATCGGCTCCCAAGCGAACCACCCGGTGCTGGGCTCGAAGGACTTCACGGGGGGCATCTTCGATGCGGTCGTGCCTGACTACGACGGCGCCGACCTCGATACCAACACCGCGACACAGGCGGTCGTGTACATCGACACGGGCAGCCCGTCCACGAGCCGTCTTCTGCTGCATCTGGGCAATGCTAGCGTGTTCCCGCTCACGGGCTCCGGCCCCGACCAGCCCATCGTCTGGACGCCGGTGCCTTTGTGCGCGACAACCTACGTGGCCAGTCCGGCGAATGCGATTTGGTATCCGCTCTTCGCTCAGGCCATCTTCGAGCGCCCCGCGGACTCTGACCTGGTCACCGAGAACGTCTACTGTGTCGCTGTGGACATGGATGACTACACCTACAGCGCGGCGCACGACTTCCTCGACGACGTGCCAGCCGGCGCCCGGGTGGGCACTCCGCAGCTCATCGGAAACAAGACGTTCGCGAACGGTGTATTCGATAGCTCCGATGGTGGCATCACGTTTCCGGCGTTTGCGGGCGATCAGTCCGAGGGGCTGCTGATCTACATCGATGACGGCGTGGCCGAGGCGTCGAGTCGCTTGGTCGGGCTGCTGAGGAATGCCCAGGGACTACCGGTCACGCCCAACGGCGAAGACCAGCCGGTCACATGGGGCGCCGACGGGATCTTGAAGCTCGGAGCCTCGGCGGCGTGACCAAGGCGGAGCTGCTCGCCCAGCTCGGCGCGTTCTACGCATCCGTGAGCACCACTCCACGGCGCAAGACTGAAGCCGATGTCGGCGCATCGCATTGCTACGAGGTCACCGTCCTAGCGGTAGACAATCCGCCGATGTGGAATCGGAAAGTCATCTTCTTTTACGTCGATCGAGAGGGCACGCCACAAGAGAACGCCGGCCCCGACGCACGCCATACGGAGCTCTATCCGCTCTTCACCGGGCAGATGCGCGCTCCGGATGCGGCGGCAAAAATGCGTGCAGCCCAGCTGGCGGAGATCGAAGATCCGAACACGACAACGACCGGGCTGCTGATGCGCGGCATGGTTGCGCCGGGTGTGTTCAATGCGGTTGTATACTCGGACGTCAACGGAACAATCCAGAGCAGAGACGCGCTTGTTTCCGTCGACGGCAACGGAAAGCTCGTTATCCAGGACGTGATCTGAGGGGTTCCTTCAGTGGCCGTCGCGTACAACGACTCGAACCAGCTCTATTCGATATTCGATGCGAGCCTGACGATCCCGACGCCGACGCTTTCGGATGATGGGCCCATCTTCGCGCACCTATTCCATGCGGATACGTTCACGGACAATCAAGGGAACGTCACCCTACCGGATGGCAACTGGTCGTTGGTCACAGACCAGCAGGACGGCCCGGGTGGGAGCGGGGGCCGAGGGTACCACGTGTTCGCCGCCGTCTATGCCTCGGCCGCTAGCGCGCCATCGAACCTGGACTTCACGTTCGTCAACTCGTTCATCGACACCCTGGTCGTCGTCGCATACGACTCAGGAGCGCTCGGCGACTGGGACAAGAACAACGGCCTCGGAACCACATACACCCTGCAGGCCATCGACGTAGCGGCGGACGGATCGAAGGTCGTCGAGTTCATCGTGGGCGATGATACCCTCGGTGCGCCGGGCGACTCGTCGACGTTGCGTGAATCGATCAACTTCACGCATTCGAACGCCAACACGCACTTGCGCGATCTGGACCAGGACACGGGCACTCTCTCCTCGACCACCGGATCGTGCGGTAACTGGTACTGGTCGACATGGCGCGCGTCGATCGATGCCGCGAGCGGTGTGGCCGATCTGGTCTTCGACGCGCTCACCCCTGAGGCGACCGCTCCCTCCGTTGTCTACGCCGTTCCGGGTGCGCTGGCCGAGGATCCAACCGCCGAAAGCGCGGTCGCCCTCGTACCCGGTCCCCTCACCCCTGAGGCCACGGCGCCGTCTTCGATCGTCCCTGCGATCAATCTCGGGGCGCTCACACCGGAAGCCACTGCACCGAGCGTCATGTCGGCGGTACCGGGGTCGCTCGTCCCCGAGGCTACCGGGCCGTCTGTGGCGGCGCTCGTGGCGGGTCCGCTCACGCCGGAACCGACCGCGCCGTCGTCGATCGTCTCGGGCCTGACGTTCGATCCGCTCACTCCGGAGAGCACCGCGCCGTCGACCATTGCCGCGGTACCGGGCCCGACTACGGCGGAGGCAACCGCTCCGTCGACTGTTGCCGCTGCGCTCGGGCCACTGCTCGCCGAGACCATTGCGCCAGCCGTTGCCCACGCGGTGCCCGGGCCGCTCTCGCCCGATGGAACCCTCGAGTCTGCCGTGAGCCTCGTGCCCGGACCGCTCACCCCCGAAGAAACCGCCCCGTCCACCATCGAGAGCGGCTCGCTCACGTTCGGCGGGCTGACGGGCGATCCGACGGCCCCGAGCGTCCTGTCGGCCGTCTGCGGCCCAGTTGCGGCCGATCCTGTGGCAGCCTCGCTATTGCCGCTCAAGCCTCAGGCGTTCGCCGCAGACGAGGTGGCGGCGTCGGTGCTCGGTGTGGCTCCGGGAGCGCTCGTGCCCGAGGAGACCACCGAGAGCATCGTCGCCCTCGTGCCGGGTGCTCTCACACCCGAACCTACTGCTCCGTCGACAGTGGTCGGGCCCGAGATCCAATTCGACGCGCTGGCGCCAGAGCCTACGGCGCCGGGCGTGGTCTCGATGGTGACCGGTCCCTGCGCAGCAGACGAGGTGGCAGAGGCCGCGCTCGCCCTGGTGCCGGGTCCACTCACCGGCGATCCGACAGCTCCCTCGACGGTCGAAGCGCTCGGGCTGGAGTTTTCGCCGCTCATTCCCGAGCCCACGGCGCCATCGGTGCTCGCTCTGGCGCTGCAGTCCCTCGTGGTTGCTCCGACAGCCGAGAGCATTCTCGCCCTCGTGCCCGGCCCAATAACGCCGGAGCCCACGGCTGGGAGCACCATCGGAGCGGTAATCCTGCCCGTCGCTGCGAGGGCCATCATCACCCGTAGGCCCGGCGCGACCGCGATCATTTCGCGTCGACCGGGAGCGCGGGCCACCATCACCAGGAGGCATTGAGCGATGCGCGTGGACCAGGGAGACGACTGCTATTTCGATCTCGCGTTCGCCTCGCGCACGCCTCCGGTAGACCTGACCGTGGCGCAGTCACTCGTGTGGCGAGCGAAGCGCCTCGACAACGGAGTCGAGGTGCTGAACCGCGACATCGGCAACGGGATCACCGTCGTGGACGCGGCGCACGCGTTGCTGACCTTGCCTCAGGCGGATACAGCGATCATCACCACGCCGCTGCAATACGAGCTGGAGCTCGTCGAGCAGAGTGGACAGAAGAGCACGGCCGACAAGGGGATCGTGCAGCCGACCCCCGACCTCTGACGGGCCGGCTTTTCGCCGAGGCAACCGAGGATCCGTAGCCTCGCCGGCATGTCCTGGATCCGAAAAGAGCCCGTCCGTTTCGCCGTTCTGTTCCTCTCGTTGGTTTCCGCTGTCATTGCGCTGCTGCGCGTCTTCGACGTCGCGTTGACCGATGGTCAGGTTGACGCCATCACCGAGTTAACACGTGTGGGTATCGAGGTTGCGGTGTTCGTCGCGACCGGAGAGCTGGTCCGCAGCGGCGTATCGCCGACTGCGCTACTCGCGATGATCTCGGTCGGGTTGGCGCTGTCCACCACCGGTTGCGGCTCCGCGCTTGCGCAAAACCCAGCCGTGCAAACCGCGCTGCAAAACCCAGGAGACACCGCCGAGTTTCTCGCACAGCAGGCGTGCGCACGATCCTACGCGGAGAAGAAGAAGATCGACATCGCGCAGGCGCAGACCGCTTTCTGTAACAGTTTCGAGCAGATCCGTCCGTGGGTGAAGCCGATCGTCGACGCTTTGCTGAAGGGTGAGGAGCGCGCCATCGAGCGCGACGCGCGCGCATCGAGTGGGGAATGATGGTCACCAACGGAACCCCTCCAGGGAAACCGCCGACCGTGCTGTCGCTCTCTCGTGGCGGAAAGGTCGTGATGTCCATCTCTCTGAGCGCGCTCATTGCCACGATCGTGGCGATGGTCGGCCCGTGCTGCTCGCAGTTCCAGCCGCCGGAAGCTCCGCCACCGATCGGCCCCGCTCCGACTGCGACCGAGGACTCGGGCAACGAGCCAGCCCCGGAGGCAAGCGCGGACGCGCATCCGATCAAACCGTGCCAGTTCGTGACTCCGAAGGATCGCGGGTCCGGCAAGCGCAAGACTCGGATCGTCCAGGGCACGCCGGCTCCGCAGACGGGTGAGCGATCATTCCCGTTCGCCGCAGCGCTGACTACTCCGTTGCGGCAGCAGTACTGCACGGGATCCGTCTACAAAGATCGATGGGTCCTCACGGCTGCACATTGCCTGGTCGACCCGGGCGACTACGTGCTCGTCGGATCCACCTACCTCGGAGACGCCCGAGCGGTCCGGACCATCGAGACGCGAATCCATCCGCTGTACGACGTGACGCCGCACGACTGGGACGTAAGCGTCGTTCGGCTCTCGTCCGATGCTGGTGTGCCGACCGTGCGGCTCGCCACAGGAAAACAGACCAACGACGCGACGGTAGCCGGGTGGGGCCGCACTTCCGAGGGAGGGCAGACAACGCAGCACCTGCTGTTCGTCAACGTGCCCATGACCTGGACCGACGTGCAATGCCAGGGGCGCTACCCGGAGTTCACTCCGCGCATGGTGTGCGCCGGAGGGCAAGGCACAGGGGACTCGTGCCAAGGTGATAGCGGGGGCCCGCTGCTCGCGTGGAACGGCATCACGCTTCCTCCGCGCTGGGAGCAGATCGGGATCACATCGTTCGGGCGGGGATGCGATCGCGAGGGATGGCCGGGCGTCTATACCTACATCCCGGGGCCGATCCTAGAGTGGATTGAGAGCTGCACGCAGTGAGCCAGTGGACGAAACGCGACGCCATCGAATTTCTCTGGGGACTGTTCTGCGAGTGGCTCGCAGGACGGCTCGAGGCGCTCGCCAGGTGGCTGGCGGGGCCCTCTTGTATCTCTTCTTGAGGTTCTACAGCCGCGGAACGGGGCACTGATGACGACCGACAATTTCTCCGAGGAGCCAGGGATAGGCGGCGTGTTCGACGCCAAGGACGCCTACCGAGAGCGCGTTCTCGCCGAGGCGCTCCGGCGTTCACTGCTACCCGATCCCGACGTGGCCGACATGTGGCGCTCGATCGGCGTGGGGGGGCCTCCGTTCCCAAAGCACTGGTGCGGCGCGTTCGCGCTTTCGACGCTGCGCACAGTGCTCTCGTCCTGTGGCATCAACTGGCGCGTCGGCTTCGGGTTCGCCGAGCAGCACCTGCCACGGACGCTCTCGCCTCGCCCTGGCGACGTGGTGATCTACGAGCGCAATTGGCACCACGCACTCGTGCGCCGCGTGACTGGAGCCGGGCTCGATCCGCACGAAATCGAGACCATCGACGGCAACCAGGGCCGCGGCGGCGCCGTCGTCGGGCCGGGCATCTTCGCGATCCGCACGCGCGCACGCGAGGCGGCCTTCGCCTACTACTCGATTGAGAAGCTCCTCGACGCCCAGGTCGAGGCTGACGCGGCCATGGCATACGCGACCACCAACGAGGAGACGGAAGCGTGAGCGACGACCACGACACCAAGACCGAAACAGACCGCCCCGCGCCCCCGAGCATGTCGGACGTATTCCACCTGCTCGAGGATGTCGCCGAGCGGTTGGCTCGACTGGAGCGCGTGCCCGAGGCGGTGCAGTCGTTGTACACGCGTATGACCGAGTACTACCAGCGTGAGGCTAGCAGACGGGACCATCAGGATCGGCGCATCGGCGCGATCGAGAAGAGGCTCGAGGCGCTTGAAGGCGTCGGCGCTTCGAACGGCGCGGCCGAATAGGGAGGGCAAGGTGTCCAGTGAACGAACCGACAATGATCCCACTCGAGACAGCGATCACGGTGGGAACGTCTCTGGGCGGCCTGCTGCTGCTCGCGGTTGGCGTCCTCTGGCGCGACTCGGCCAAATGGCGCGAGCGCTGGTCGGACGAAGTGAAGGCGCGAGCGAGGGACTCCGATCGCTTCCTGCGATTGCTCGGGAGGAGGCGCGGAGAGAATTCGGATCCGCCGCCGACATCGAGCTAGACGACTGGGACGACGACACCGAGGTCTGCGAGATCAAGGCACAGGAGAACTCCGCCGAGCTTGAGCGGATCGATAGCGAGCCGCCGAAGCCATGACCAAGCTCGCGGAACTCGAGCCGCAGTTCGCTGTCGCTTACGGAGACGGATGGCAGGACGTCCAGAGTCTCGACCAGGCGCAGGGGATCTATTTCACATGTCCCAGTTGCCGCGCCCACACGCTGCTTGTGTGGTTCCGTGATCGCGGCGTGCCTGCGTCGAACAAGCCGGCAGCACGCTGGGCCGTCAGCGGGACCGGGTACGCGGACCTCACGCTGGCGCCGTCGATCAACGCGCGGTGCTGGCACGGGTTTGTGCGCGGTGGGGAGGTCACCAATGCCTAACCGCCTGACCGAACTCACCCCCAAATTCGTCGACCGGGGCTGGTGAGAGGGCGCGGCGGTGGCGAGCTATGGTCGGTCGACCAGCAGCGCGGCCCACTCGGCGCCGCTCTCGTGCGCCCAGGCCGCGACCCACAGCGCGGGGCGGCCAGGCGTCGCGGAGCGCTGGAGCCGCGCGTACAGCCCCGCGGCGCCGGCGAAGTCGGTCGAGTGGTCGCAGAACGCGCGTGCTCCGGCGAGCTCGTGCCAGCGCTGGATCGCCCAATTGTGGGCGACACGCTGTGCCCGCACGTGCTTCGCGAGCGACTCGCGCTGCTCGGTCGTGGGACGCAGCTCTGTCTTGTAGGCTCGGGTTATCGTCACTGCACCATCGTTTCCCCGCCCACAATCTCCACGCTCCGCTGTCCGCGCCACCGGCTCCGGACGAGACCGCGGTTACGCATCGTCGCGACGAGCCCCTGGACTCGCTGTCTGGTGCAGCCCAGATGCGCAGCGATCTCCCGTTGAGTAGGCCCGCGGCCGTAGGCGAGGCGGTAGCGGGCGACGTAGCGCAGCAGGCGATGGTGATCGGGGGTCATTGAGTCAACGTGACCTTCCCGTCGGCGATCTCGATCCGCGCGTCCGCCAGCTCCTGGAGTTCTGCTGAGTGACTGACGAACAACACGCGATCCGCCCCGACCATGTCGGCCGCCCGCCGCAGCATCGTCACGTAGGCGCGCCCGTTCTCGGGGTCGAGGGCAGCACCGCTCTCGTCTCGCACCAGGGTGGGACGCTCGACACCGGCACGCCGGCACGCGACGACGGTCAGAGCGAGCGAGAGAGCCTCCGACACGATGACCCGCTCGCCCCCGGAGAGCCGCTCCGCCGGCCCCTCGCGGCCGCGGAGGGTGTCGAGCACCGTGATCTCGCACCCCTCGAGCTGCTTTTTTCCGTCCGCCGAAAGCTTGGTCGTGTCGAGGCTCACGGTGAACCGAGTTCCGAAGCACCCATGCAGCAACGTGTTGGCCGTCTCGCTGATCTCTGGACCCGCACAGTCTATTTCCAACGCCTGGAGTCCGTCCCGCCCCAGGTCGGCCGCGAGGCGCGTCCAGTCGGCGAGCTCCTCGGAGAGCGTCGACCGCTGCCCTTCGAGCTCCTCGACGCGAGCAGCGGAGGCGCGGGCGCCTCCGAGGCTTTGCTCGAGCACGGTCACGCGAGCGTGTGCCTCGCGATTACTCCGCTCGAGACCCTCGGCGCGAGATAAAGCGGCGGCCACGCCGGCGGGTTCGGGGAGGGCTTCCGAGGGTTCCGGCATGGCCGCCAAGTCTGTTCGCGCCTGCTCGAGCTCGGCGCGTAGTTCGGTGGCGCGTGCCTCGAGCTCGGCGATACGCGCCTCGGCGCGCGCGAGGGGCTCGGCGTCTTTGGCGATGCGCTCCGCCTGCTCGCGCTCCGCGCCCGCGGCGTTGATCTGGGCCATGCGCTTGCGCGCGGCGTCAGCGTGGCCGTCCGCCACTTGCGAAAGTCCCTGGGCCTCAGCGAGCGCGCGACCGATCTCCTGCCCCGCATCGTGCGCCGCCTGTCGAGCCTCGGCGATCTCCTGCTCGGCCGACTCGAGGTCAGCGGCGCGAGCCGCAAGTTTCTCGGCGTCACCGAGCGCGCGCAGTGCCACGGCTCGACGGTCCCGCGCTGCCTTGAGCTCCTGCTCGGCGGCGGCGATGTCACCCGGCAAGGTCCGCGCTAGCTCGATCGCCTCGTCGTCTTTGGCGAGTGTCTCGACCGCTACGTCCTGCAATAGAGCAATGTCGGTCGGATAGGCGATCTCGGTGAGGCCTTCGCGGAGCGCCTCGATCCGGTCCTCGGCGCCGGCGATACGCTTCGACCGCCGTTGCTCAAGGACGTTCTCGGCCTCGCTCTCGTTGGCCTGCGCGGTCGCCAGCTGCTCTCGTAGCCCGTCGATGGACGCCGCCGCGGCATCGATGCGCTCCCGGTCGGCGAGGCGCTTCTCGGCCCGCTCAGCGCGCTCTGACGCGTCTGTGACCCGCTTCTGGGCTGCCGCGGCCTCTGCCCGGAGGCGCTCGACGGCGTCGCGGGTGGACCGCTCCTCGCCAACTGCCCGCTGATACGCGACCTGGGCGTCGGCGATCACCGCATCGAGCTCCTTGACTCGCTCGACCGCCGCCCGAATCTCCGCGGCCCTGTCGACGAGCCCCCGGTTGTTCCGGATGCGGGTCTCGCCGTCGGCGTTCTTTTCCTTGAGCGTCGCCATGGTGCGCCCGATCTGCGCCCGCTGCTCCGCCACCCGCCCACGCTCAGCCATAGCGGCGTCGTAGGCGGCCTTTGCGGCGCGGGAATCCTCGAGCGCCTGGCGAGCGCCGGCGAGCTCCTGCTCGGCCGCTTGCAGCGAGGACCGCACGCCCTGCAGCTCGGCATCGAGAGCGGCGACGTCGCCTCCCCGCTCGCGCTCGTCGTTGAGCCGGGCGACGAGGGTGTCGAGCTGGGCGCTCGCTGAGCTCTTGCGGGTGCGCGCGCGTTCGGCGAGGGATTCGAGTCGCTCTACGCCCAGGGCGCGAAGCAGGACGGCTTTTCTTTCGCCAGGCTTCATCGCGAGCACGCCCCCCGAACCCTGCGACGCGAACTGCGACGCGAGGAACACCTCGGGCGGCGGTAGGTGCTTCGTCGCCCAGGCGTCAAAGTCCTTGCGTTTCCCGCTTTCAACGAGAGCCGTTCCGTCGCCGTCCATGACCAGGCTCTCGCCTTTGCCGGACACGGCGTCACACGTTTGCCGCACGGTGTACGGCGCCCCGTTGACGATCCGGACCTCGACGAAAGACTCGCGCTCGGTGGCGAGCGATTGGAGCGAGCCGCGCGTCGGGCACTGGCGATAGAGCGCTCCGGGAAACAGCTCGTTGAGGGTACTCTTGCCGGCACCGTTGGATCCACAGACGGCTACCACGCGGGCGTCGCCGAGATGGGTGAGGTCGACTTGCTGTTCGTCGCGGAAGGGACCGAGACCACGGATGCGGAGGGATTCGAGTCTCATCGCACGGTGCCTTCCTGCTCCCACTTACCGAGGAGCTCGCGCAGCATCCTGGACGCGGTGTCGCGTTGGATGCTCGACATGTAAGCCATGTGCTGGTGCGACTCATCTGGCTCGCCGAACGTCGCCAGCACCAGGACGAACCCGAGGCCCGGCGGCGTCGCGTTGTCGACCAGCTTCGCGAGCTTGCGAAGCGTCTGCTCGGTACCCAGTCGGTACGATACCTCGGAGAGCTGCTCCGGATGGCGCTCGAGCTGCTGCAGCCCGATTCCATGCATGTCGATCACACCGTCGTGGAAGGCATGATCGTATCCCGCGGCCCGCAGCTTGTCGGCAATCTCCTGCCACGTCGCCTCGGTGACTTCCAGCTTCGCGTAGGTGTGCGTCGTTCTAGACATTCTGCTCCTCGAGTGTGTGAACCTTGCCGATCAATCGTGCGGCCCGCTCGTCGTCGGGCACGTCGTTGCGACTGCGCCACAGCGCCTGCAATTTGTCGGGCAGCGTCGCCGCCTGCGCGAGCTCGGGGGCGCGCGCTCGTTTGGTGGCCGTTACCCTCTCCTCTATCTTGACCGAAGCGACCCCGCAATCGCGGATCAGGTCATCGCGAAGCTGCAGCGCGGCGGCCTTCGCTGACTCCCGGTGCTCCGACGCAACACTGTATCGATATCGGACCTCGGCACCGGGCTCGACCAACGCGGCCGGCACATCGCTGCCCCAGAAACCCTCGCCATCCCAATGGTACTCGAGCAGACACATCGGGGTGCACGGTGTTTCGATGCGCTCCCATCCGATGGGACCGTGCTCGTCGACTTCCGCGATCACGTATCCCTTGGGCTCCGTCTCTCCGTAGCTGGTGCGCCTGGGGCTACCAGGAAAGACAGCCGGAGCATCACCGACCTTCCACTCGTTACCGGGCCCCATGTGAATGTGACCGAGCCCGTAGAAATACGCGCGGGCGAGCGCCAGGTCTTCGAGACCAATCTCGAAGTCCGCCCCCGGTGCGAGCGGCTGCCCGGTGGATACCTTCGAACCGCGCATCATCACGTGGCCGACGAAAAGGCGCGGGCCTTCGAAGCGCTCCAGTTCATCGCCGAGCCCGAGCAACACCGTCTGCAGAGCGCCGTGCGCCACGGCGTCCGCGTCCGCGTTGGCCCCAACGGCGGCGAGTAGGTGGGCCTTGCGAGGCCACGGCAAGCATGCGATCGCGGCGCCGGCCGCGTAGTGTACGGCTGGACGGTCGTAGATCGTGATAGGGTGCCGCGCCTCAAGTCGGTTCATCACGGCGAGCGACTCCGGTACGTCGTGGTTTCCGTACACACCCACGACAGGGGAGGTCTCCGCCAGGGAGATGAGCCATTGCGCGGCGGCTTTCGTTTCGAGCGGGACGGGCCGGCGCTCGAACAGATCCCCGCCGAGCACAACGAGGTCAACCTCCCTCTGGGCAATGTCGCCGGCGATCCAGCCCGCGATTCGCAGCATCTCTTCCCAGCGGGACGACGCGTCGAAGTGTTGATCGGAGATGAGCGCGAGTCTCATGCTGCCGCCCTCCTTCGTGCCGGAGTGGACAGCGCCCGCTCAGTCTCCCAGCCCAGCTTACCAATGCGGTCTCGCAAGACCCCGACAGGGATTCCGGTCTCCTCGGCCCAGGCGGCGACGCAAAGTGATTTTCCGAATGCGGTTAGGATGCGGTTCGACCGCATGTTGCGAGCCTGCTCCTTCGGCGTTGCCCACCTGCAGTTGCCCGGCTCGTAGTTGCCATCCGTGTTGATGCGGTCGACGGAGTGTCGCCGCGACGGACGCGGCCCCATGTCCCGCTGAAAAGCCTCGAAGCTTTTGCGCCAGCGAGAGCAGACTGTAATGCCGCGCCCGCCGTACAGGTGGAACGCCGAGTTCTTCTCGTCGTAGCACCTGTCTAGCATCATGTGCCAACATCCCCGCTCCGGGGTGCGTCGCCGATCGCTATGAGCCTGCGCTTTTAGCTGCTCACGGTTCTCGGCCCGGTATGCTGCTCGATCAGCAAGGACGCATGGCTTGCAACGGTTGCTGAGTCCGTCCTTGCGGGAGCGGTCGGAGTAGAATCCTGCAGGCGACTTCGGTACGCCACACTTGGGGCATCGCTTCATTGTCCAAGCTCCAATTCGATGAACGGCGGGAGCATTTCTCCCGCCTCGGTGGACCGCGTCACGCTGAGGTGCGTCACCCGCACGACGCGGAGCCGGCGACCTGTGTTGCTCTCGACGAACTCACCCGAGCGCGGCAGCGTCGCGAACATGCTGGGCCACCGCTCCTCGTCGCTCGGCTGCTCGGGCCATCTGCAGCGCACACGGATCACAGCAGTCGCCCCTGTTCGTCGACATCTCCCTCCCACGCGTCGCCGGCGCCGGCGGGCGGTTGCTGCGGGGGGGGTGCCGCAGCCTGCTGCGGAGCCTGCTGCGCTGGAGTGGCTGCAGCGGTCGCCGGCGCCGGATCGTCGTACTCGTACTCGTACGGCTCGTCAGAACCATCGGTGTCTCGGAAGGGGGGCGCCGAAAGCGGCGGCGCTGGAGTGTGTGTCGTTGCCGGCGGGAGCTGCTGCGGCGGACCGTACATCCCGGCAGTCGCTCCGAGGAAGCTCTGAGCGATCGCGGCGCGGAACTGCTTACGGGCCTCGGGATCCTCGCTCCTCCCGGTGAACATGACTCGTGCGACCATGAAGGGCCTCGAAAGCTCGCCCCGCTCGTAGGAGCGCCGCACGCCCATGTTGGCGATCGCTCGATTGAGCGCGCGGCTCTCGGTCTGCGGCAGCAGGAACTTCCGCAGTTCGAGCAACTGGCGCGACGGGTCGCGCGGCGGGGTCGCGTTCTTTGCTTTCTCGACGATCTCGACGTAGCGCTGGCCATCCGGAGCGCGTACGTCCATCTCGGCGTTGCCGGGCCGCCGGATGAGCGAACCGTCGAACATGCGATAGCTGACCTGCGCCTCGCACGCGCAATAGTGTGGGTGACTCCCGTTGTCGACGCGACGCAGGTAGTCGATGCTGCCCGCGGCCGCGTTGAGGATTGCGATCAAGTGGTACTTGTCGAGGGCGACCTTGTCGCCCACTGTGTAGAGATGCGGATCGTCCTGAGAGATCTGCACCATGCTCAACTGGACCTCGCACCCGTCCGGCAGGTTGCCGACCGAGGTGGCAGGCGTCACGAGATGGAAATGCTGCGTCGCCTGTTGCAGCGCGGCCGTGGCCTTCGCCGGGTCGATGTAAGATTCGACTAGCGCGACGCTGGGCGCCTGTCGCTGTATCGCCTGTGCCGGAGCCCCCCCACCGTTGCGCCGACGCTGCAGCTCGGCGTTGACCGCATCGAGGAATCGACGGTCCTTGTCCGCGTACGGCTTGTTAGGGTCCGCGTCGAGCTTCTCTTTGATCTTGCCCGCCACCCAGCGGATGTCCGCCTCGCTCGCCGCGTCGAGCGTCTGCCCTTTTGCCTTCCCAAACGGGATCTTGAATTGTGCCATTGTTCCCCTACCCTTTCTGTTGTCGTTGCTCAACAGCTCCCGCCACCAAGGCGGGTCGCTGAAAGATTGTTGGGAGCCGCACACGCAGCGCCGACGACGCTCGCCATGTGCTCGAGGAGCCCCGCCAGGTTCGCGCTCGGGTCGCGGTACAGAGTGACGCTCGCGTAGGCGCAGTTGACGCGCAGCCACCGAGACATGCTGAGCACCGGGTGCTCACCGATGCGGAGCGCGCAATCGAGGCCCACTAGCTGCCTCCGTCGAGTTCGCGCGCGCTCCGCTCGATCTGCTCGGCTTGCACGGTCAGTCGCCGCGCCTCCTCGACGTGATGCTCGACCTGGCGCCGAATCTCCCGCGCCTTCGCGCGCAGCGTAGCCGCCTGGCGCTGGGTCGCTTCGCTCGGGTTCGTGCGGCCGCTTGTGCGGAGCGAGAAGCCGCGAGTCACCGTCCGCCTCCGCTCGTCGGCTCGACCTCGTGGTCGCGCCTGCAGGTGGCGCAGAGCATCTCTTCTCCGTACTGCACCGCGCCCCGGAGGCCGCAGCGGTCGCACCTTCGCCCGAGCGCACGGAGCCACGCGATCAGGCGCGCGGTCCACGGTTGCGCGGGTAGCGTGCTGCGGACCTGGGGGCCTTCGGGTTCGATTACCACCGGCCGTACCTCCTGCGGATCCTGCGCGTGGCCACGCGAAACGAGCCAGGCTTGACGAGCGCGAACCAGAGACCAGCGGCGCGGCTGTGCTCGCCCGCCCAGGTGGCGCGGTTCATTTCTGCGACGACGCTCTCGATAGGGCTCATCTGGGATCCCCCCACTTCGCCTTGAGCACTTCCGCCGCACTGAGAAACAGCGCCAAGCTCGTCTCGGCGAACATGACAGATCCGTCGGGAAGCGGGATCACGAGCGCCACCGACGGCTTTCCGCTGGCCATGCCGCCACCGAGCGCGGTCACGGTGATCTCTTCCTGGGTGGTGTGGATCCGCTTTTGCTGCAGCTCTGGAAAAGAGCCATCTCCGTCCAGAATGATCTTGAGCGAGACCATCAGTACCCTCCCATCGCCGGTTCGGCGTGCGCCTCGTCGGTCTCGCGCAGCATCTCGGCCATCGCCTCGAGGGCCTCGCGCGCGTCCTG